TCATAAGGCCACCGTTGTCCACCCCTTCCCACGATCATCATGGTACCTATCCGTTTGTTGTTGAGTTTTATGTCCAAGTAAATCTTTCGTGTTTATACCCTGGGCTTTATATAACCGCTCGGAAAGCGATCTTTGTTCATGGAAAGTTGCCGGTGTACCTTGTCCCCAGTCAATATCTGCACTGTCTCTTGCCTTGCTGAAATTCATGGTCAGTGTTCTGGGTTTCACCTGTGCTCCTCGCTCAGCCTGTGAGGTGGTTCTAAAGAAATGAACCAAATAAGGGCTTACTGCATAATCCCGGCAACGACTGATTACATCTCGTAGGCTCCAGTTGATTGCGTTGCAACGCAGAGCTAATGGTATAGCGATTTTGCTTCCGGTTTTCTCTTGCTCAACGTGTAGATGATCGTCCCAGATGTCCGAGAATTTCATACGGGATATATCACCTAGTCGCTGTCCTGTTACTATGGCTAAAAGCATGGCGTTCCCCATGTATTTGTGATTTTCATCGGCTATATCAAAAATCTTTTGCCATTCCTCAAGAGTGAGGCGCTGGCGAGTGATCTTTCTACGAGGTTGTTTAGTTGCTAGTGCAGGGTTATAACCAGGAGGTACTTCTCCCGCATGCTGAGCTTCTTTAAAAACATCTATTAGGACAGAGCGAATGACCTGAGCCATTCTGGGTTGTCCCTCCGCTAAATATTCATCAAGAATTTGCGCAACATCTCGAACATTGACAGCGGATATTAATTTCATTCCTACCCGTTCCTTAAGCAGAGATACTGGTTTTGCTTTTTGTTTGATAGTGTTTTCTTTAATATCTCCGGACTTCAATCTTTCCTGCTGAATCTTCCAGTAACGTTCAAGCCAGGTGTTAGTTGATATTGATTTTCCTGAGCTGGTGGAAATTCTGTCAGTGATTGCCATTATCTGGCGAGTTTGTTGTTCCGCCAGTCTTTTATTTGCTTCAATAGCTATTGCCGTGGCCTCTGCTTCGTCTGTTCCTAGACTATGAAACTTACCAGTTATCGGGTGCTTATAACGCCAGTATACTTTATTAACCTTTCTGCTGAAGAGCGGGTATAAATTTGGAATAGATATATTATTTTTACGTGGTCTGGCAGCCATCGTTCAAAATCCTCTGCAAAAGAACAGGGTCGCTTTTCTTTACTACAGGAGTGGTCAATGTACCGACCAACTCAGCATCCTCCCTGACGCGCCAGAATCGACCTTCTTTTTTGGCTGGGGGAGAAAACATATTCTGTTTAGCATAATTCCTGAGAGTGGAAACACTTGGAGGATTGCTTCTGTATTTCTCGTTTGCCCACTCTTCAAGGGTTAACATCTGGAGCATATGTTTTACCTCATCATGGCCCATTGCTGGGCCAGTATCTGAAAATACAAAATCAGTTTTGCATCAATTTTTGCAGCACCTGATTGCCGGCAATTATTCGCTGCCAGATCGCTGATACATAGCGGGCCTGATGAATAGCATCAGCGAGGGCATTGTGACGAGACCCTTCAAACGGGATCGTTGTTTTGGGGTCGAAGCTAATGGCTTGGCCGAGCTCTACCATTGTTCGTACGTCCCGATCGTTCCAGTATTCCCACGGATAATCTTCAGCAATGCAATCGTAAGAAGAACGCAGAATAGAGTTGTCGAATGACGCACCGTTACCCCATACCTGCGCCTTTTTGCTCCCACCAGCGACATTATCAGAAACAAATTCTCTGAACTGGAGTAATGCATCCTGCAACGGGATAGCATCATCATTTACGATCGCAGAGCGTGCTTCGGAGGACTGCTTAAGCCACCAGATAACAGTAGATGGATCGATTACGGCGCCCCAGTTCACGGAGGATTCAAGGCATACGACTTTATAGAAACTTTCTCCAATAGAGCCGGTTGCCGGGTCAAAAACAACCGCACCAATAGCGACGATAGGGGCGTTATATTTTTTACCCATGGTTTCCAGATCAACCATAACGTGAACATAATCAATTGGCTGATCTTCCTCCTTATTATGATGACCGGATTCAATATCTACAGAATCCGTTTGATGAACAACTTCATCTGTTTTTTCTTTTTGGTTAACCTTGCCCGTAACGTCAACAAGACCTTCAATGGAAAATACTCCGTCCCCAATTTTTGAAACTTCAGGCTGCCTGGTCTTGGTAAGGTCTTCGGTTACCCACTTCGGATCCGTAGGGTCGCTAACCCCTTCAACATATTCGCCGCGCTCGGCGGCCAGAACCTGATTAGCGTCCGGACGTTGCTTTTGAGCCTCTTTTACCAGTTCGGCACCAACTGCTTTAATGTCGGAGGAGAGTGTTTCCAGTTTTGCGCTGCTATCCTCTCCGGCGATTACTTGGTTTGTTGCATCCAGAGTGACTGCAGCAGATGGAATATGTCCCGCCTTGGTAAGCGTCTCAGCGCTCGGGGTATCATGCTTATGTTCAGTCAGATTCGCGTTGATGTAGCCACGTAACCGATCTGGAAAAGGAGTTATTCCACTGGATGCTTCCCTGATCAGTGCAAAAATCGCTGCACGGGAATAATCAAGGATGCCTGGTGTGCTCCGTAATGCTGCAGACCATTCTTTAAATGGACTTTCTTTCTTCTGTACTATTTCCTTCGCGCGGCGGTGGACTGATGCCGGAAAATTATAGATGTCAAAATCCATAGGCATCGTTGCAAGAGCGATCTCTATATCCAGAGTATCCAGCGAATGCTGATAATCCGGATTGCGGTCAGTTTTGTTACCGCCGCCAGCATTGGCGCCGGCATCGGTTTTGTTTATTGAGGTGATATAGTTTCCAGCAGCCCATTCCTTTGTAAGGATCCCGCGGTCAATATGCGACGTTTCAAGCCATAATTTGGCGAACTGAATTTGCTTGCCGAGCTCATGGCGTTTCCCCACAGGAAATACGCTCTTAAATGCACTGGTAAATTTCCACAGGCCAGGCATATCATATTTTTTAAGCTCCGGAATATTTTCTGCCGTCAGCAGCAGATTCTGCACACCGTGATTATCCGTATCCATTTCCATCGCTGAAAGGCGGTTACGATGAGGAATGCTAATGTGATACACGTGACGCTCGTCGGCCATATACTGGGCAAGCAGCTGCGTGCGGAATGACATTTCCGCCAGGTTGAAGAGTGCTTCTTCATTGTTCGAATAGTCCTCTTCATCGCTATTTGCAGGAGAGATATCGTTTTCTGGTTTACTGGAGGGCTGTGGTTCAGCAGCCGCTGGCGCAACGATTTTTTGCCATGTCAGCCCGTCTTCACCACCAAGCTCGTAGCGATCGCACCAGGTGTCATCCAGTACACCTTCTTCCGGTAAGTCATCAACGATGAGCCAGTTGGTGCGGATCGGCAGCTGATGGCTGGCGCCGCGGCCAACGTTAATTTCAGCGTCTTCCAGGATGTCCAGGATTTTGCGCTCGGCGCGAGAATCGGATTTAGCAGAGAACCAGCAGAAGAGACTTTTCGCTTCGTTTGCTTTTGCCTTCGCTTTAATGAGATACGGGTAGTTGTTCATTGCGTTTGGGCTCCTTTGGATTGTAAGATACCCGGCAGCTGATGGCAGCCGCCCTGGTGGTGGTCATTGGTCAAAACTCGATTCCGGAAAGCTTTGGTCGGCTGACCGGGTACTTAACCCGCCTTGCGCGGGTTTTGTGCTTTATGGGGCTGGCGAATCGCCCCGCAGCAGCTGTGATACGCGAACGTCGTCAAGCGCTCGCAGGATAGGCTCAAAAGTTTTATGGGCTGGCAGTTTAGATACCGCAGTGATCACTTCTGTAACGGTGATGTCATCGCCGCGGGGGCTATAACCACCACCTGGGCCACGCTGTGAAATTACCAGGTTACCCGCCCGCAGCTTTTTGAAGATCTGCTCAAGGTATGAAGTAGACAGCTTTGACTCTTTACTGATGGCCGTCAGTGAAACGGGCGAGCCGTCATAGAGCTTATTCAAAGTGGCTGCGGCCTGGACAGATGCCAGAACGCGTTTCATTCCAAATTCCATAATCACTTCTCCGGCCGTAACGGCCATTGGTCAAAACTCGATTCAAAAACTCACTGCAGGCTGTTGGTCGTCAGCCATGTTTTGTGCATTTCGGTAGGGGAGGCACTGGCCCTGTACTTTTTGTTCATCGGCGTTGCTGTTGCAACTGGCCTCTGATGGATAAACACCGATCAGAACATCAGAGCATTCACCAGTGAGAGCACAAACGCTGATGACAAGGGCAAACAGGGTATTCATGCCTCAGCCTCAGGGTTTCCTTTCTGCGCCAGCAAGTAACACAGCTGGCGTAGTCTCACCTCGAACCAATTCAGGCGGGTCGCCTGGTTCCCGGTAGGTACTCGGGCAAAATCCTTCATAGTTATCTCCAGTTAACTCATTATTAAGTTGTGGTTTTGCAATGCGGCGCCGGGTGCCTCCCGGTGACGGCAGCCAGTTAACAACTACCGCCGACAACTTTTTCCCCACAACGAGTGAATAACCGCCATGTTTACTTTTTTTTAACTGTGTCGCGTGCGCATAGCCGCATTCACCGCATTGCAAAGCCTGATAGTCGTCATGCCTGTCTTTTCACCACTTCAGGCTCGGTGGTATTCTTGGCGCTCTCACACAGCCAAATAAAAGAGAGAAAAATGTCTCGTAGCCCTATACCTGTCTTCTGGTACGAAAATCCCGCTCACTACGAAGAATTCCAAAAAATCCTTTCAGATGCTTACGTCCTTCCCTTTGACTACCACGACTGGCGTATCCGCACCGATAGCATGGTGGAGCGCTACGAAAACAGCGGTATCCAGGCTGTGAAGGTGGTAGCCAGCACTTACGATTTCATCACCTGGTGCCAGGCCCATGGACGTGATATCAGTACCAAAAGCTGCAATGATTACGCGGTCTCCGAATCGGGCCTCCAAATCCTGCGCGACAGAGAGTTTGATTGGGGAGACGAGTAAAAAGTAAATTTTCCCTATCTTGGATATATCTATTCTCATAGTGATGCCCTATCTCATGCCTGTAACGCCGGCCGGCGGAACGTTATAACCTGCTGCGAATTCTTCTTGTCGTCATCTCATCCGGTGTTTCGTATGCCGCCGGCAGCTACTTCGTGGGCTTCCTGCCTCGATGACGTCATAGGACGGAGATAGTATTATCGATATAAACTACATCTGTCAATTAAAACTGATGATTTAAATTTCAGAATTGGATGTGAGGTGGGGAGCAGGCACAAAAAAACCGCCCGAAGGCGGCGCTTATGAAGGGGCGGGTAAGGCTGTTCTAGTCTTTCTTTCGTTTCATTAAATATTCGTTCATGAAAGCATCGAGTTCTTCCAGCCTTAACTGCATTAACCCGACGAATCGTTCTTGCTCCACTTGAGGAAGCTGATCGTAAATTTCTATGAGCTTTTTGGTCTCCGGGGTAAGGACATAGATATCTTCCGATCTTGGCGGCTGCAGCGTCTCTTCGTCTTCATCTGTCATGAAAAACCAATACAAAGGTTTTCCTGTTATATCAGGAAGTTGCTCAAGCATTTCTTTCCTGGGAAGGATTCCAGCCTGACACCAGCCATTCACTGATTGGGATGTCGCACCGATCCTCCGCCCCAGTTCTGATTGAGACATTCCTATCTCATCTAAGACTCGTTGCAGTCGAACACCAAAGTTCATCTTCATCCACCCAAACAAACACATGAGAAAGATTATACAGATTTTTTCTTCAGGCCCCATATCGAATGATTTGACACTATCGAAATAAACTGATTAAACTGTAATTCAAATTTACAGTTATTAGTGGAGCAGCGCATGAAGCCATCACTTCAAAAAAAATTACTTGCCGTGTGTAGCCAATCGGAAATCGGACGGCGGCTTAATCGGCGAGCACAAACAGTAAATGGTTGGTTCAAACATAAAGTTCCCGGCGAGTTGGTTCTGAAAGTCAGTAAGGCATTGGAGTGGAAAGTTACTCCGCATGAACTCAGACCAGATCTCTACCCAAACCCAACGGATGGATTACCGAAGGAGTAAGTATGCAAACCATCTCTTTTAAAAATCATAACCCGGTAATGGGCCTGCAACTGAACTCAGAAAATCAGTTTTCCGGTCTACGCCGGGCTCGGATGAAGAGTAGAGCAATTTTTGCTGCCGTTCAGGAATGGGAGTCGACTTTACCTGGACGTGCACAGGACCACATCGCGCAGCTGGTGGATGAGCAATGGAGAAAACAAAAGGGTCGCGGAATAAACGTCAATAAACAGAATCTGTACCGCTACCTGAAAAACGAATCTGGATCAGAGAAGTACACCAGCTACGTCATGCAGCTTTCAGGAGCGATCGCTGATGCGATGCCTATTGAGATTGCGCGCAAACACGGATTGAAACGTGGATTGACTGAAAGCGAGCTGGTGGCTCAAGCAATCAAAGAGTGTAGCGAAGCGCACCAGGCAAAATTGCTTGGTGCTCCGTTGCAGAAGTTAGAGCGTGAAATTCGGGAGGCAGCAATTGCACTTTTTAACATGCTTCCTGCAGATGCGGCGGGACCACTTCTGGCTAGCATCAGCACCGTAGCGCCGCAGTTTTTCTAATCGAGTTTTGACAATGACCACCAGCACCAGCTGGCTAATAAGAGGTTTCAGATGGCCCGCATCAGAACAGTTAAACCTGAATTCTGGACAGATGAGAAGGTGGTGGAATGTTCAATTCCAGCGCGTCTCCTGTTTATCGGGTTGTTCAACTTCGCCAACGACATGGGATGCCTTGAGCGTTCGCCAAAACGGTTGAAGATGCAGATCTTCCCTGCGGACGCGCTCGATTGCGAACCACTAATACAGGAACTGATTACTCATGGATTACTCATTGAGTATTCAGTGAATGATGTCTGCTATTTACAGATTAAAGGTTTCCTTAAGCATCAAAAAATAAACAGGCCTTCAGCTTCAAAAATACCCCTTCCGCCAGAACTCACTGAGGATAAGGCAGGAGAGGAAGAAAAGAGAGTGACTAATCAAGGAGGGCTCAATGAGGACTCAGTGAATCATCAAGGAGGGCTCACTGACGGAAAAGGAAGGGAAGGGAAGGGAAAAGGATCAAACCCCACTCTCTATGCGCAGGAGAGAAATTTTCCCCAGCAACCTCAGTATCTGCCTGGAGTGGATATTCCGATCGGGAAATTCACCATGCACGACCTTTGGCTGCCGTCACAGGACTGGCCGCGGCTGGCTGCTACCTGGGGTATAGCGCTTCCCGAACCGGCATACCTGCCGACAGAGCTGGCAGAGTTCATCGCGTACTGGAAATCCGAGGGGAAAGTGTTCACTCAGATTCAATGGGAGCAGAAATTTGCCCGCAGCGTGATAAGTGCCAGAGCCAAATCTAAACCACAACCAGCAACCGGAGGTAAAGACCATGCAGGAATTCAACCAGTTAACACCGCATCCCGGGCAGTTCAGGAAATTCAGGCAGCCAGAGAACGCTGGGAAAAGCAAAACGGACTTGTTGGCGGCGGATACAGCATGGCGGCTATGGACAGTCATGGGGGAAATATTTTCGAACCGGTGGACCCAGAAGAACGGGGCGGCGCCCTCGGATATGTGGATTGCCCAGATTGGATCGATGAGTGAAGCCCAGATTACTCTGGTCTGCAGTCAGTGCATGGAGCGCTGCGCCGCGGGTAACACATGGCCACCGGATCTGGCTGAATTCGTTGCTCTGGTATCTGCCAGCGGTGCTAACCCGTTCAATCTGACATCCGAATCTGTAATGGCGGAATACAAGCGCTGGAGGAATGAGTCTTACCGATACTCGGGCAGCGACAAATACCCATGGAAACAGGATGTTATGTATCACATTTGCATTGAGATGCGCAGAACCGGAGTTGAGAGGAACCTGACTGAGGGAGAGCTGAAAAAACTGGCAGAAAACTTACTCACGAAATGGACCAAACACCTGGCTAACGGGTTTTCGATTCCCCCGATTCGTCGGCAGTTGGAAGCACCGAGGCATCCAGCAGGGCCGACGCCAGCGCAGGTTCTGATGGAAGAGTACAAACGCCGCAAGGCGGCAGGTTTAACCAAGTAAACGAGTTTTGACCATGACCAAACAATCAAAAACCAAAGTAACCAAAGCACAGATGGTGCTTGCCATCGTTAGCCGGACGCCAGAATGCGTCCTGCAGGATGTCTGCGATGCGCTGGACTTGCAAGCCAGTACAGCAGGTAACTTGCTGCGGCAGCTACATGCCGCGGGAAAACTCCATCGTACCCATAACGGCTGCCAGTACGTCTATCGAGTGGGGGCAGGCGTTGAGGTTCCCGATGTTGCCCTGCCGCAGGCTGCAACACAATTATCTGAAGAAGATGTGAAAAAAGTCCAGGACGCACTGTCACTGGCGAAGATGCTGGAAGACAAAAAGCTGTGGCGCCGGGCTGCGACTGTTTACACCTCGATGCTTGGGATGGCTACAACAGCAAACGAACTCTGGTTGCTTGCCAGAATGCGTAACCGCTGCCTGCGCAATGTGGCGAGGTGGTGAATATGCCTTAAATAGAATCAACAGCAGCTGGTACGGGATGTCAAAGCTAAGTTTAATTATTCCGGGGTGAGGAAAAGCTGAGATGTCCGCTGAGTGCCAGAAGCAGAACTTGCTTACATCGTGCCATGTTAGTTTGCCGGGAGCATGTCATCCATTCCTCGCTCAGAGCGAACCATCCTTGATCCTTAGTGTTTAATTTTTTACATCAGACCCCAGTCGACAGTTCCGAAATGCTGCTTCTAGTGAGTCGGCGAAGCTTACCGGCCTGCCGGTTACTGCTGTCGGGCTGACAACCCGGCAACGCTGGCGAGTCGAAGGAGGCACTAGTTATGATGACTGTGATGACTCTTGTGCCTTGAATACACAGTCAATAATCACACCTTTGATCAATGTCATTTTGTTCAATAGTTGATCATCCTACAGAAGTCTGCAGTTGAATGCTCTTTTTCAGGGATCGTCTGGGAATTAAAAAAATTTTGTTCTTCAGTTCAACAGAAGTCTGATTGATATTATTTTTTAACCTTTTATTTAATGTTAATATCAATAACTTAAATAAAAATGAGTTGTTAATGAATTCCAGGGTCTGCAATAAACACTGTTTTCTTGAACAGTATCCTCTGACGTGATAGTTTCAAAATATTACTGTTATCTGGGAGGAATCTCATGGCGACTTCTGTATTGGCTAATTGGCACGGTCATGATTACCAGGCTCGGTATTTCTGGATTGAGGCATCCCGGCTTAAAAATCCCCAACAAGATTTCGTCGTAGAAGTTTCCTATGAAGCCGATGGCCCTAAAGCCTTTGATGACGTGATTACGCGTTATAACCCCCCCCGCCGCAGCACCGGGCCCGATCGGATTCAGGCCGATTACTATCAAATCAAGTTTCACGTTACACAAGCCGCTAGCTTCGGATTCGAGGACCTGATTGACCCCGCATTCATCGGTGCTGAAACCTTCTCGATCCTTGAAAGGCTAAAACAGGCAAAAGGAACTGAGCCTGTCAACTCTGCTTTTCATCTTGTCACGACAGATCGAATTATCGATGAGGACCCGCTTGGTGAAATAATCAGCAATGTGGATGGCTCAATACGACTCGATAAGTTGTTTGATGGCACGACCGACAGGAGCCGTAAGGGAAAGGTTCGCAAGCTCTGGCGCCAACATCTTAAGCTTTCCACAGACCAGGAGCTGGAGCAGGTGCTTTCTGGTTTTCACATTCAGCAGTCACAGCCCACGCTTGAAGCGATGCGTGAAAAAGTTAATACCTGCTTCCAGATCATTGGTTTGATAACCTGCGAAACAAGTTCGGACTTCCGTTTCGATGGCGCTGCGCGTGCCTTACGCAGTCAGGAACGTTATCGCTTTACCCGAGAGCAATTCACAGCCCTTTGCGAGGAAGAGAACTGGATCAGATCGGAAGCACCTGAAAGCTTCAGAAATGTTGCGCTACGCTCTTTCAGCGATGGGCCACTGGACATCATGGATGCGCTTCCGGAACACACACTCTCCCTGCTTTCTCTCTTCGAAGGTCGATTTCCCTCCCCGGGCATTGAATGGAATAATGTTATTAAGCCCCAAGTAGAAACCTTCCTCACAGGTATAAGGCAGACGGAGCGTAAAGTTCGGCTGTATCTAAATACCCACAGCTCCATTGCAATGCTTGCCGGCAAATGTCTTGGTCACAAGTCAGGCGTAGAAATCGAACTGGTCCAGAAAGGGAGAATGGGCGACTCCATCTGGTCTGAGAACGAATCGCAGGATGAACCTGATGCGATTATCGAAACCGAGACTGTCGGAACCGGAAGCGATGTCGCTGTAGTGCTCAGCATCGCGAGAAATGCGCTGCCAAAAGCGCGCGCATACATACTCGAAAATCAGCCTGACATAGGACGTATCATTCACTTAACCCCCGCAAACGGGCACGGGCAACGATCTGTGAAAAACGGTTCACATGCCGTAGCGCTTGCCGAACAGGTGTCCGATGTAGTCACGGATGCAGATTTACCGGTTGAGGCAAGCTTGCATATTTTCAGCGCTGCGCCAAATGCCGTTAATTTTTATCTTGGCCAGCACACGGATTTTCTGGGGACATGTGTCTTTTATGAGTTTGACTTTCAACGCCAACGAGATGGCTCCTACCTTCCTTCATTTAAGGTTTAATCACCATGGAACTTCAACCTCAGTTCAACGAATTTTTAGCAAATATCAGGCCGACTGATACACAGAAGGAAGACTGGAAAAGTGGTGCAAGGACACTGCGCGAGCGCCTGAAGAATTTCGAACCACTCAAGGAAATTGTCGTATCAACGTTCCTGCAGGGCAGCATTCGTCGTTCAACAGCAATCCGTCCGCTCGGCGATAAGCGCCCTGATGTTGATATTGTCGTGGTGACCAATCTTGACCATACCCGGATGTCTCCCACTGATGCAATGGACCTGTTCATCCCATTCCTCGAAAAGTATTACCCGGGTAAATGGGAAACTCAGGGGCGCTCTTTTGGTATTACCCTCTCCTATGTCGAACTGGACCTAGTGATCACCGCCATCCCAGAGTCAGGGGCAGAAAAAAGCCATCTTGAGCAGCTCTATAAATCAGAGTCAGTTCTGACTGTTAACTCTCTGGAAGAGCAAACTGACTGGCGCCTGAATAAAAGTTGGATCCCCAATACGGGATGGTTGTCTGAGAGTAACAGTGCGCAAGTAGAGGACGCCCCCGCTTCAGAATGGAAAGCGCACCCGTTAGTGCTTCCTGACAGAGAAAAGAGTGAGTGGGGCCGGACACATCCACTCGCGCAGATCAGATGGACCGCCGAGAAAAACCGTCTTTGCAACGGTCACTACATCAACCTTGTCAGGGCGGTGAAATGGTGGCGACAGCAGAACAGCGAAGACCTACCGAAATATCCTAAAGGCTATCCGCTGGAGCATCTGATTGGAAACGCGCTGGATAATGGCACCACATCAATGGCCCAAGGGCTTATTCAACTGATGGACACTTTTTTATTGCGCTGGGCAGCCATTTACAATCAGAAAAGTAAGCCGTGGTTGTCAGATCACGGGGTTGCAGAGCATGACGTGATGGCGCGCTTAACAGCCGAAGATTTCTGTTCATTTTATGAGGGTATTGCGGGTGCGGCGGAAATTGCCCGTAACGCGCTGGCGTCTGAGGATCCTCAGGAAAGCGCACAACTCTGGCGCCAACTGTTCGGATCCAAGTTTCCTTTACCCGGCCCTCAGGGCGGTGATCGCAACGGTGGATTTACAACGCCAAGTAAACCAGCAGAACCACAGAAAACCGGACGCTTCGCTTGAGTACAGTCGTTCAGCAAGTGCCAAGAGAGCTGCAGGCAGCGCTCACCCTGATCAATAATGATCCTAGGATGCAGACGAACAATGCCTGGGCGCTCTCTGCTGACAAAAGATGGTCTCTAAAATTCACCGCCGAGCTTTCCGTACCCGGTTCTAGGTTCATGCCAGACAACAGCGTCTGGCATCTGGTCCTCTGGCAGGAAGAGACCCTGATACGCATAGAGGTTTATCCCGATAAATCGGAAGGTATTTCAGCCACGTTCCAGCACCAAAACTACAACTTTTCGGATGCGTCTACCCGTGAATGGACCTCAGGAAATCCGTGCCTTGAGAATACGCCCGCCGTATTTGGTCGTAACTTATGGGGGCTGGAACCCGAAGCACTACTCGACAGAATCAGCTGGCGACTCAGTAGGCTGCTGCTCTGGATTGACGCCGCTGCACAGGAAAAACTGACCACAACCGGGGATGCTGTTGAACTCCCCGCCTTCCCCGATCAGTCACCCTTTACCGTGATTGGTTTTAGCGAACAGATTGATGATCTCCCCTTCTGGGCATCGAAAACAGGAGAATGGGGGTATGCAAGCAGCACTGGATTGCCCGGTGCGCGCGGTGCCCGCTTTTTGCGTGAGTTTTTTGATAACAAAGGAAAGCTAATCCGGACAACCAAATGGTCCTCGTTCATGCGCAAAGGCGCGAGAACTACGAATGCAGTGTGGTCTGTTTTGCCTACCCTCCCAGTTCTGGCTCCTTGGCAGGCACCCAAGACCTGGCAGGAGCTCAGCAATTGCTTCGCACAATGCGGGTTATCACTGCCGGACCTCTTTTCAGATATTGGGCGTTCTGTCAGAGCCCTGCGCAAGCAACGCGCGCCCGGATTACTCTTGCTGGGTTTTCCGCTGGAAAACAAAATTGGAGATGAGCCAGCGCGAATTCACTGGCTGGCACTGCGTCTGGCCGGTCTCAGTAATACAATGACAAAACGCCCCGGATTCCGTCCAACGGAACGGAATCGTAGAACTTGGGATCGCGAACAGCCACTTTCACAGGAGCCCATCAAGTGGGTGAGGACGCAGAATTGGTCTGCCGACCAGCTCAGAACACGTGGCGAAGCGGCCAACGACATTCGCAGCAAAAAGGTGCTGATAATCGGTGCAGGCTCACTGGGTAGCATGATTGCAGAAAACCTGATGCGCATAGGTGTTGTCAGCCAGGGCATTCTGGACGCAGACCTTCTACAGACCGGAAATCTGAGCCGTCACGCCCTGACAATGACGTCAGTTGGCCATAACAAAGCGGCCGCGCTGGTTGAACATCTGAATCGTATTCTGCCTGACGCAAGTGCACGTTCATTCAGCTGCGCGTTTCCCCCTGAGAGTGAGGTCACAAAAAACTCACTGCGTCAGTATGACGTGATCATTGATTGTACCGGTGATGATGGTGTTCTTAAGTCATTGGCGGCATTTGACTGGCAAAGTGAAAAAATATTTATCAGCCTGGCTATGACATGGCGGGCTGAAGGTTTATTTGCGTTTGCTGCCAGTGAAACAACTTTTCCGGTGACGGATGCTTCCAGCCGCTTCGACGCCTCGGCGTCACCTGAGATCGACATGGATGAGGCGAGAATAGAAGGTATCGGGTGCTGGCATCCTGTATTTCCGGCCCGTGCCGATGACGTACAGTTATGGGCGGCCGTCGGTACAAAATTCATTTGCCGGGTTGTCAGTGCGCCAGGGAGAATCTATGAATATTTTAAGCAGATGCCTGATGGCACTGTCGAGAGAGAGCCGCATGAGTATTAAAGATGTGACTTTTTCAAGTGAGGTAGCTCTTTATACGGTCGTCATTAGCTCCTCAGCCATTGAGCAGATGGTTTCCGAATGTCTTAAAGCTGGCGTAAATGAAACAGGTGGCATTCTGATTGGCTCATACAGCGAAGACAGTTCTACGGCAATGATCGTGGAATCCACGACTCGTCCAGCGGATTCACTCGCTGGCCGGACGACATTTCAACGGGGCGTCAGAGGGCTGAGGCCATTACTTCATGCCCGATGGAAAACGGGATTGTATTATGTTGGTGAGTGGCATTTTCATCCAGGAGGCTCACCCAAGCCAAGTGGTGATGACTTCAGATCCATGACAAGCATTGCAGCGAACCCTGGCTACCAGTGCTTGGAGCCTGTAATGATTATACTTGGAGGGGATCCGGCAGGCTCATATAGTCTGAGCGCCAGTGTATTTCCAAGGGGAGACGCCCCCATCAGACTGCGAGAGGTACTGATTTAATATTCGTCCCCTTTGTTTTCTATCAGACCATGGTCTTCAGGCCTGAAACACCACTTTTTGCGGCCCGGCGGAGCCGCGCTCTGCCGGTTAACGCAGTCGACAGATACTCAGGCTGGTCAGCGAGCCGAGGCGTTCATTGTGTGCGACGTCACTTAATCATCGGTCTCATGAACGATTTTCGTTGAGATGCTTGACACAAACCACACACGCTTATAAAACCGCTTTCCGGAACAAGAAGACGCGGGATTGCAGGAATGATCGCTTTCAGAGCGACCATTACCAGTCCATAAAGCCTGTGTCATTACCATCTGCCCCGCCATTGATTCAAAAAGAATGCTGTCATCACTGTCCGCTTTTCGCTCGAAGCAGACCTTCATCTCATTCAGATTGTCCGCTCTGTGCCAAGAGCGGAATCTGGAGCGCCAGAGGTAGCAACGTTTCTTATCAAAGGTGTTGATCACCACAAAAATGACTGTATCCCTGTGATAGCGGATTTCGTCCTTTGAGAAGAAAAGATCAATCTAAACATGAGCATGGGTTAGCGAAAAGTGGCATTAAACGCTTGAACATTTCACCTAACGAGTATACTGTTTATTTATACAGTACTTGCGTGAGGAGCTAGTTATGAAAGTGGAAATCACAATTGATCGCCAAAAAAAATTGCCGGATGGCGCTGTGCCTGCTCTGGAGAAGGAGCTACTGCGGCGATTGGATCAAAACTTTAATAACTGCAGTCTTGTGATTCGTCGGACCAGCTCTGATGGGTTGACCGTGCTTGGAGGAATGGACGGAGATAAAAAACGTATTGAGGAAATCCTGCAGGACACCTGGGAAAGTGCTGATGACTGGTTCTGTTAAGTTGAGGTCCAGTGGCTTGCCTGGTTTATTTTGAGGATTTTGCTGTGAGTAAAAAACAAGAAATGCCGAACACCGGCTATGCAATTATCAGATGCGATGATGGGGTGATCGTTGCCCGTCTGACATCCTTTCCTTTGTGTGAGCGCGCTCTGATGTACCGGCGCGGCGACACTGTTTCGTTTATGCCTTTGCAGCCAGATGAGATCGTTGGGACTCTCTCTCTTTTTTCACAGATGATTGAAAAGGCTAAGTCTGGAGTTGGTTACCAGGTTCCCCCTGGTTCTGTTACAATCCCGTCATAGGCCTGAACAACCTATACCTGCTGCGTCACGGAGAGAAGCCATGACGCAAACAACTGAAGTATCAAAATCCCACCAGACTGGTGCTCCTTCAACGAGCGCCGGTTTACTCTCGTCTTCGAAACTCACTTTTCGACAGCAGGAAGTTTTCGATCTGCTGGTCGCCTACATCAATCAGCATGGCTACCCACCTACGCTATCTGAGCTGGCCGATATGCTCGGCGTTAGCTCGTCTAATGCTGTCCTGTTGCATCTGCGTGCGTTAGAGAGAAAAAATTTCATAAAACTCTCTCGCCGTGTCTCCAGAGGAATTTCCATCGTCGGGCGAAAGGAGCCTATGCTCGCCGTGCAGCTGCTGCAGGAAATGATAGCTGAAGAACCCGGCGCGCGTGAAAGAGCGATTGAGTTTTTGCGACTGTTCGGTGATCAGCCATGAAGAAAAGTTGGTTTTTACACGAGCAGCTTTCAGAGGCTGAGGCTACAGAGCTGGTGGAGCGATACCGTAAAAATAACTGTGTGGTTGAGAAGAGCTTATCCAGAGACTTTGCATCGTGGGAGATCCGCGTGTTGTTGCCGGAATCGAAGAAGCCGCCACGGATTGACAGGACCTACATACAGAAGATGTGGAGGGACTGATGCGAGCTTTGCTTAACGTGGATATTGCACGCCATCTTGGAATTGTGCTGCTTAAGCCGGGTAGTGAATTAATGCCGTTATTCGGTGCCGGCCGGGTTCTTGTGGAAATACCGCCGGCAAGCATGAAAAAGATACCCAGTGGACGTCTTCCTGATGCCCGGCAGCCGTTGCGGGATGATATGGGGATCAGACCTTTTTTCATGAAGAAGGCAGTTATCACTGCAGCTGGTGGGGTTAGTGCCCTCGAGTCATGGTTGCGTAGGCAGGTTAAAAACTGTCAGTGGACACATTCCGATTACCATCACCATGAGCTCGTCCCGTTTCGCCATTCGACGGGTGTAATAATCGCATGCTGGCACTGTGATAATGAGCTGAAAAACCAAACGGGACAAACCCTCGATCAACTGGTAGGTGTTAACAACGCTGACTGGGTAATCGACACTGCCCGCATCGCGCTTGGGCTGGACGCCCAGCGATCACTGTCACTGGCGGAGCTATGCTGGTGGGCGGTAGGCGCCGGGATTGGCGATGAAATTACAGAAGAAATGGCGCGCCGATCCCTGCGTATTAAAGACGATGGCATTAAATCGGTTTACAGGGAGAGTGAGATCGTTCCGTCGGTACCGGCCACCAGCATTCTTTCTCCCCGTATCGAAAAAGCAATCAGGCCAACGGCAAAAACAACGCCGGGCAAACCTCTGGTTCCTGTGAACGTCGATCCTGTTGCACCGGCGACACTATTCGCGAGACCTAAGCGGAGCCGATGGTTATCAGCTGACTTTATCTCATGGGTTAAAAAACAGCCGTGTATGTGCTGTGGGCAGCCTGCAGATGATGCCCATCATCTTATTGGCTGGGGGCAGGGCGGCGTAGGCACCAAGGCCCACGATATTTTTACGATCCCATTATGCCGCAAGCACCACCGTGCTTTGCACCATGACCCTGCCGCTTTTGAGCGTGAATACGGCACCCAGCCGGTATTGATTATTAAATTGCTGGACCGGGCATACGCGCTCGGCGTTCTGGCGTAGTAAGGAGAAGAACAGAATGACACCACGTCAACGCCGTCTACACCGTGCAGGATTAGAAACAGTGGCCGCCGCCCCGCGCAAAAGCTGGCTGGGCCGATTCACTCCCCTTAATGGCATTCAGTCCGCCTGGATAAAATCTCTGCTTACTGTATGGGGAGAAGGTATGAGAGGAGGTGCGGCCCCTCGCAAACCATCAGGACATTCATGCTGGCGAGGTATGAAGGGTGATCACTGGTCAGATAGAGCATTAGAGCGCTTTACGGCAGCAATTGAGCAGGCAAGGAGTGAAGGCTATCGCGGGCGGCAGGCACTAAGCAGGGCGCATGCCATTTTGTGGCCAAAACCTGCAACTGTGGCCATTGACGCTGCGATCACTGAGGATGATGTTGAATTTGTTGAACGATGTGTACTGGCGATATTTGAAACGGGTGATCCTGTTTATCTCGTTGGCGTTAACTATTACACCACCCGCAAAAAAATCTCAGACATAACACGGGAAATACAGCTGGTGGCGCCATGGTTAACAGACAGTGAGGCCCGGAAAAGAGTGCGCTGGTGTCTTGAAATATTCAGAGCAAAAGCTTTCCTTTCTGTTCATAAGGCGATTCATGCGGATTAGCAAAAAGTGCTATGTTGACTTTTTGGTATTGAAAATGGGCCAGAAAGTTAGATAATCCCTTCATGCTTGGCAGAGCTGCGCCACTCGGCAGCGACAAAAAGCGACAATCTGAATATAACGAAGACCCCGCCCGTGCGGGGTTTTTGCTTTCCGGCGATACGACAGGGGTATTCGCGAGATGCGCTGCATCAATACCCCTGTCATATCGTCGTATTGCATACGCAATCTCACATGCTTCAGCATTCACCGAGGATTTTTAATGATTTTTTTGAAGATCTCTAGGGCTTCGGTTGTTAACTGATCATGTTCGATAAAGTAACTGTCACATGCTGCCTACTTTTGAGCAGGGGATAGATTAGGGTTGCTTGTTAATTCAGCGGTTTTAGCTGCTATTTCTGCCAAACGTTCAAAAATCTCTGAAATTCTTTGGTTATCAGTAGATAGCATTTTACTTACCTCGTATTTACCTGATATCAGTGGGTGACTGCATTGAGTCAGGGCTTTGCAATAGCTTCAAGTATCAGAATGCATACAATTTAAGTGGGCTGTTGCTGGCTTATATTATGGCAGAGGCGCTGGCGGTATGGTCAGATATTGACACTTTGAATGTTTGCATCCTAAATTATTGATGTGGTGAATCCCCCTATGCGGAGGGGCGACCAGTCAGTTACAGAAACCTGTAAATGCAGCGCGGGCCATGCCGACTGGGGCATGCTCACCGGGAGGCACCCGGCACCACACTGTCACTAAGCATATTGAATATTTCATAGTGGGTTTACTTTTGCGGTTGCCCTGCTATGTTTATAGAACGTAAAGGCAAAAGTGAATGCTTCCTGGTAAATCGGTAGCTCGGACTATTAGGTGCACCTTCCTTTCGTTACAGCCTTGGTTGCCAATTTTCTTCCCGCTTCTCTGGCGGGTTTTTTTTGCTCGTAATCTGCCCAAATAAATCATCAAAACAAGGAAGGCGATGGATTCATTTGCAGGAACTCCTTTCCCCTTCAACGGAGTGAGGCTCAAAGCAATAAGAAGCGGAACAGAAGGATGCTTTACGCCGAAAAATTAGGTCATAGCGACGTTTGGCATTGAAGAGACGTTATTGAGATGTTAAGTTTTATGGGTGGTGAATCCCCCTGAGCGGAGGGGCGTAAACAGTATTGTTTTATTGCTAAACCGAATGCGCGAGTCATGGTGGCTGACCAAAGGCTTACCGGGAGGCACCCGGCACCACAACTTCACCTCAAGCCCACGTTAACGCGTAGGCTGTTCTTTTCCAGCGGATCTATTCAAAGGCTGCGCATTTGCGTGGCCTTTTTCATTTCAGGCTCACGGGAATCATCATCGATACGGCTCGTTGTTAAATCAGCCCGATGGGCCTGACCCCCTACACGCACAAAGCACCCCGTTAATCCGGAGGTGGAGTATGTATCGAATGGACAAGCTAACAACAGGTATTGCCTACGGAACGTCCGCAGGTAACGCGGGGTTCTGGATGTTGCAATTGCTCGACAAAGTATCCCCATCCCAGTGGGCCGCTATTGGTGTTCTGGGAAGTCTGGTATTTGGCTTGCTGACATACCTGACGAATCTGTATTTCAAAATTAAAGAAGACCGGCGAAAAGCTGTGCGAGGTGAATAATGTCTCCGACACTACGTAAAAGCGTTCTTGCTGCAGTCGGCGGTGGAGCCTTTGCGATTGCCTCTGCACTCATTACTGGCCCGACGGGTAATGATGGGCTTGAGGGAGTGCGATACGACCCTTATCAGGATGTGGTAGGTGTCTGGACGGTTTGCTACGGCCACACAGGTAAAGACATCATGCTCGGCAAAACCTATACCGAGGCAGAGTGTCGGGCGCTACTAAATAAAGACCTGAATACCGTCGCCAGGCAGATCAACCCTTACATCAAAAAACCGATCCCAGAAACTATGCGTGGGGCTTTGTACTCGTTCGCCTATAACGTCGGAACTGGTAACTTCCAGACCTCCACACTGCTTCGCAAAATCAACCAGGGTGACCCTAAAGGAGCGTGCGATCAACTGCTCCGCTGGACCTATGCCAAAGGTAAGCAGTGGAAAGGACTTATTACCCGGAGGGAAGTTGAGCGTGAAGTTTGTTTATGGGAGCAAAGATGAGTCGCTTAACCGCCGTTATCATCGCTATAACAATCCTGCTGGCCTCTAACGTGATTTCGTGGCGCTCAGGCTGGAGTTCTCACGCTGATCACATCAATGCTCAAGCTTCAAAGAAGAGAGAGAAGGCCGAGAGTACCATTAAGCCTGTAGAGGAAAAGGCCGCTACTGCTAACGAAGCGGGTAAGGTCATCTACAAAACAATAACCCGTGACGTGGTGAAATATGTTCAGTCTCCGAATCGTATTGTATGCAGGTTTGATGATGATGCTGTGCAGCTGCGTCAGCGCGCCATCGATGCTGCCAACTCCATCCCCGGATTTGATGAGCCCGCCGTGCAAAGCAAGTGACGCCGCGAAGGACAGCGACGAAGATCTGCAGGCTGATATTGAAAGCACTCAGTGCTTGCGGCAACTGAGATTGGATAAGTACCGCTGGCAGGCTTATTATAAAGCGATAGCCCGATAGGTTATTTTCTTGTTGAATTCAGTCCCTGCCTTGCTTATACCCTACCCAAAAATGAGTAGGTTGGTTGTGATTAGAAAATGTTATGCAAGAATGTCTGATCCAGCTTCAGGTGACAAACTGTCATTGGAAGTACTTGTATCAGATGGTGGACTTAAGATTTTATCTATTATTTTAATAAAGGAGTGGGACTCTCTCTCATGGTATAAAAGATAAGCAAGGTAAGTATATTTTACGAGGTGAACAGAATGCTGGGAATATCAATCTTGTCAGAGATGACACGATTGATTACACTCTTTGGGTGGTTAATAATTACACCGATGGAAATGGTGATTACGATGAATCCTCCCCTATGCTTTGCGCATTGTGCGAGGGGCAGATACTCATTATCTAATGCAAAAATACTTTTATAAGAAAACCATTAAGGCTTGATGAGCTCAGGTTTGAATATAACTAATCATCATACGCGCCTTATATGTTCGAAGGACATAACAACTCTTAGGTATCCTGTTTATGGATATCCTGGAAATGTGCTGCTGGTGGGCTTAGTTCTTGGAGTCTTTTGTCCAGCAGTTTCAGGTTATAAAAAACCCCGTGGAGTAAATCCGACAGATTGACGGGGTGCTGCAGGGGCAGCCAATGTAGGAGTATAGTCAGATTGCGGGATGTTTTTCTACTGGTTTTGAGAAAAAATGGAAGGCCAGATACTACAGGAAGTGGCTCATCCCTAAGCTCACAGGTAGAACGACGGACTTTGTCGTGGCAGAGCAAAGTCATTAGATAGTTTAGACAACACTCCGGATATAACAAGCGTAGCGGGTGTAAATCAGTTAACGGAGCTCAGCGGCTAAGGCATCAAGCATTCACTAAGTGGCTTTGATAATGCTATAGTTCGCCAGAAAGAACAGATTGCATGGTGTCATGCGATACAGCTCATATTTAGAACGTCAGGGTTAAGTTAGCGGTGAATATAACTATTAATAGTGGGTTTTTTGGTTATTTGCTTTTTTTATTGACTATGTGGCCAGTTTTTATAACGATGTGTCTAGCAATGTCTATAGCATTTTACGGAGTGCTAATGAAGAAGACTGCACTTGCCTGGCTGCTTTCTGCTTTATTTTTTGGCATATTTGGGGGGCTGTATGGGTATTAACTTACTGATATTGAGGTTTTTTTGAAGCCTGCAAGAATTCATTGCAGTCGTCATCCATCGAATTCATGTATGCTGATAAGGATTTTTAAAGGAAAAGGAATGGATGATGAATACCCAGAAGCTTCTGGATACATACATGTTAGTTGGTGCCGGTCTTTCTCGCGTCAAATATGAGATTTTCACGGGAGATGAAGGGTCATATGCATTTATTACGATTTATGCATATGAGCCTCATTTCCATATTAAGGGCTATGATTCCTTAAAGTTAGACGAAACTGTTGATGTCAGATCTCAGATCGAAGGGCATTTCGCATATACCTACCAGTAGCCAAAACCATATTTCTGAATCTACAGCCCCGCTTATGCGGGGCTTTTTATTGGGGTGAATATGGCATTAAGTTCACCCAAGTTCACCCTGGCATCATCCCTGTAACACAAAACGGTGTTAACGACTGCGTTATCACTAACTTCGGAAAAAGTTATGCCTCCACGCGCTAAACGACCTTGCCGGCACAAAGGATGCACGGCAGTAACGAATGATGTCAGTGGGTTCTGTGAGATCCATCGGCAGCAACACGCCGGTGATGGCTGGCGTAACTATCAGCCCGGAAAAACTCGGCATGAACGTGGTTATGGTCGTCCGTGGGAAATTAAACGGGCCCGTATCATGAAGAGGGATAAATACCTTTGTCAGAACTGCAGGCGAGACGGTATTGCCACGAAAGCTTCAAGTGTCGACCACATCATTCCTAAAGCTCATGGTGGTACCGATGATGACTTTAATCTGGAGTCATTGTGCTGGACCTGCCACAGCAAGAAAACAGCAACAGAGAGAACCCGATGAAGAGTTTCAAAATTGAATACGTTGATGGCGTTTTGACCGTTCTGGAGACTGATGGTCAGTCACGAATGAATGAAGCCGTGCATGGCATCCATTTTGAGCATGTCCAGGGCGGCCGCCCACTGCTGAAACTGACGATTGCGCATGATATTGCACCGGCACCGGCTGCTGAGTCGGCCCAGGAACCTTTAGTGGGTGAGCTGGTACAGGATCAACAATCTCCGTTTCCCGGCGGTCGTCGTTCCCGCCATCGTAGGGGAGGTAAGCAATGATGTATAAACGCACGGATCTGACGCTCTCCATGTTCTATGCATCCAGCGCTGATGCAGACGGGAACAAAGTGGCTACGTTGACGATGCAGGTAATTGCAGCAGAGGTTGGAGCCGTCCAGACCAGCCAGCTGCGATGTATAACCGATAGCGCGAAGAAAAAAACGTATAGCGTAGGTGAACAATCTGTCAGTAATGGTTCCGATCCGTTGCTGGTCGCGATTGAGAATTACTGGCGTCAGAGCACGGATGTCGTCGTTAAAGGATTGATCGCCGAGGTGACCGACTTCATCGCAGGGAACATCAACTCAGTTAGCACCTGGATTGGTCAGTTTGGGATGAAGGTTTTCGAGAACCAGCCATTAGATGAACGGCTTCCAGAAAGCGTACTGCAGGCCGATGGAGGATCTGCTACAGCGACAGGATCCTGACCGCCGGTATAACAACTGGTGTTCATTGAACGTCTGATATATGCCGGCCCACGCAGTGCGAACCGTATTCGCCGCCGGCGCAGCCGGAATGACGACCTCCACCTCGACTGAGGCAGCTGCAGCCAGGGGGAAGGGGGGATCAAATCCCTGACCCCTTTCGCACTTCGGGACTGCCCGTTGAAGTCTATTTTTACACGCCAGAAATAAGAAACTTTTTTCCGGAAGGTTTCATCTATCAAAGGAACGTTTATGGCCGGAGGAATTCGATCGTCCGGTGGTGGCCGAAAACCCACTTTACCCACCGGGCAAAAAAGCAAATTAACACGTATTGCGCCTCCTGCTGAGTTAATGGGGGAGGCGGCAATAAGAATGTGGAAGACGCAAAGCAAAATACTCATCGACCGAGGGGTGTTTGAGCTGGAGGACGCACCTTTGTTGCTGGCTTACTGCAATGCTTTTCATCTGATGCTCGAAGCCGAAAAAATGCTGGCCAGCGGACTGACCTCAGAAAGTGAAATGGGGGGGCTGAAAAAACACCCTGCAGTTAATGTCCGGAATGACTCGGTTTCCCAGCTTGCCCGCCTGGGCTCTCTGTTGGGGTTAGATCCGCTCAGTCGTCTTCGCATGACCAGCGGACAAAAGGATCCGGACGATGACGGGAATGAATTCGATGAGTTTGACTGATGGCAACCTATCCGAACGTCAATGCAGCGAACCAGTATGCGCGGGATATCGTTGGCGGGAAGATTCTGGCGTGTCAGTTAACGATACTTGCCTGTCAGCGACATCTGGACGACCTCGAACGAGCAAAGGATCCCCACTGGCCCTACCGCTTCGATAAAAACAAAGCAGAACGATTTCTTCGTTTTGCCCAGAAAATGCCTCATACCTCAGGGGAATGGGCCCGGCGTAAACTCCGGATTGAATTTGAAGCCTGGCAGAAGTTCGCTCTTGGCGTACCGTTTGGATGGGTACACAAGAAGACAGGCCTGCGTCGTTTCTCTGAAATCTATATCGAGGTGCCCAGAAAGAACGGGAAATCCGCTATTGCCGCTGCTGTAGGAAATTATATGTTTTGTGCAGATGGCGAGCATGGTGCAGAAGTCTATTGCGGCGCCACGACTGAAAAACAGGCATGGAAGGTATTTTCTCCGGCGCTGCAAATGGTGAAAAAGCTGCCGGCATTGCGGCAAAAATTCTCGATAAAACCCTGGGCAAAAAAAATGACGCGCCCTGACGGTTCGGTTTTTGCGCCTGTGATCGGTGACCCGGGGGATGGTGATTCGCCATCATGCGCCATCATTGATGAATATCACGAACATACTACTGATGCGCTTTACACCACCATGACCACCGGTATGGGGGCTCGTGAACAACCGATGACACTGATCATCACCACTGCCGGCTATGACATTACATCCCCTTGCTATGAAAAGCGTACTCAGGTTGTCGAGATCCTGCGGAGAACCCGTAATGGCGAGGAAAATGAAACCATATTTGGGCTGATTTATGGCCTTGATGACGATGATGACTGGACGACTCCTGAGGCATTAATCAAGGCAAACCCCAACTATGGCATTTCGGTAAAAGCAGATTTTCTCCGGGCGAAACAATTATTGGGTATGTCGACGCCCGGGCAGACAAACAAGATTCTGACCAAACATTTCAATCGCTGGGTAAGTGCAAAATCAGCTTATTACGACCTGAGAAAATGGATGGATGCGGCCGATAAAACCCTTAAGTTGTCAGATTTTGAAGGGGAGGAATGCTGGCTGGGTATCGATCTGGCCTCGAAAGTTGACCTCAATGCCGTGGTTCCGGTTTTTCGTCGTGAAATAGACGGAATAACACATTTTTACTGTGTTTCTCCTCTGTTCTGGGCACCGGAAGAAACCATTTACTCGCAGGAGACCGCGCTGAAGAGTACCGCAGAACGTTATCAGTCCTTTATCCGGCAGGGGAAGTTGATCCCGACCGATGGCGGTGAAGTTGATTACAGACTGATATTTGAAACGATCCTGAAATTGCGGAATACCGTAAAAATTGCCCAATGCCCCATTGACCCTTATGGCGCGACTTCATTACGTCACATGCTCGAGGAAGAGGGGCTTGAGCCTGTCGAGATAAGACAAAATTTTACCCATATGAGTGATCCTATGAGAGAGATTGAGGCTGCGCTCATCTCGGGGAGATTCCATCATGACGGACACCCTGTCATGAACTGGTGTATTTCCAATATTGTCGGCCAGTATCTTCCCGGAAGTGACGATATTGTGCGTCCCGGGAAGGAAGGGCGGCAGAACAAGATAGATGGTGCGGTTGGTTTAATGATGGGGCTGGGGCGCGCCATGCTTAACAGTTCAGTGATGACATCCGTATATGATGAGGAAGATATAGCATGCTAATTTCAGTTCTGAGTTTTATTGTCGGCCTCACTGGTGCTGGATTGTTATCAGCAGGCGCCTGGCTTATTTCTCCATCAGTGGGATTGATAACAGGAGGGATTATTTGTCTGGGCTGGTCATATATGACAACCCGGGCCTTTTCCTCCGGCGTCAGCAATGGCGGAGGTAAATAATGTTCCTACCCCAGATGTTCAGGGGCCGACAATACTCGGGTAATAGCTTCTGGGAAGCCATGCTGGGCGGGGTTCGTTCAAGCCAGAGCAAAACTGGCATCATAATCACGCCGGAAACCGCTCTTGGACTTTCAGCGGTCCGGGCCTGTGTCACCCTCCTGGCGGAGTCCGTCGCGCAGCTGCCGTGCGAACTCTACCGGCGGGATAAAAATGGCGGGCGCCAGCGTGCGACGGACCACCCGGTTTATGACCTGATTCACTCCCAGCCCAACAGGAAAGACACCTCATTCGAGTATTTCGAGCAGCAGCAGGGGTTGCTGGGGCTTGAGGGAAATTGCTACTCGATCATCGAACGGGACGGAAAAGGCTACCCGAAAGAGCTGATCCCCATTAACCCGAAAAAGGTCATTGTGCTGAAAGGGCCGGACGGTATGCCGTATTACGAACTCCCGGAAGTCGGTGAAATTCTGCCGATGCGCATGATGCACCATGTGAAGGTCTTTTCTCTGGATGGCTATATCGGCAGTTCCCCCATTCAGACGAACGCCGATGTTCTGGGGCTAAATCTGGCGGTTGAGGAGCATGCGGCCGCGACATTCCGGCGCGGGACAACGATGAGCGGGGTGATAGAGCGTCCGAAAGAGGCCGCGACCATTAAAAGCCAGGATGCTATTGATCGCCTGCTGGCGAAATGGACCGAGCGCCATTCCGGTATTCACAATATGTTCTCTGTGGCATTGCTGCAGGAGGGCATGAGCTACAAACAACTGTCGCAGGATAACGAAAAGGCGCAGCTGCTACAGTCGCGGCAGTGGGGCGTGGAAGAGGTCTGCCGGCTCTATAAAATCCCGCCACATATGGTGCAGATGTTGGCGAAAGCGACCAACAACAACATTGAGCACCAGGGCCTGCAGTTCGTGATGTACACGCTGCTGGCATGGCTGAAACGCCATGAGGGTGCGCTGCAGCGCGATCTGCTTCTGCCCAGCGAACGCCGCGATTTGTACATCGAGTTCAACGTTTCCGGGCTGCTGCGAGGCGACCAGAAGTCACGCTATGAATCGTATGCGCTGGGCCGCCAGTGGGGATGGCTATCCACTAACGATATCCGGCGTATGGAGAATCTGCCGCCAATTGCCGGCGGGGACAAATACCTGACGCCGCTCAATATGGTCGACAGCGCGAAGATCCTTCCTGGCGATAAGTCGCCGACAGCAAAACAGCTGGCCGAAATCGAAACCCTTCTGGCCAGAGCCTGATTATTTCCCGCCGCGCGGGATGACCTGGAAGACAACATGACAACGAAATTAATTAACCTGCCGCACCTGGCAGATATGGTCTTTGGCGTGCCGCATTACGTGACGCGGCAAACAATGGACTCCGTGAAAGCGGTGCTCATCCCCCGTATTCAGGGGATCACCGAAGATGCCGCCATTCAGATGGCATTGAATCCGGGTAAATCACCTGCTGCTGAGCAGGTCCAGCCCACCGGCGGGGTGGCGGTGATCCCCGTTCACGGCATTCTCGTTCCACGCCGGGGGCAGATTACGGCGATGTGCTCCGAGCTGACCAGCTACGAGCGGATCCGCGGGCAGTTGCAGGCTGCGTTAAACGACCCCTCAATCAGCGAAATCGTTCTGGATATTAACTCCGGCGGCGGCGCAGCGGTGGGGTGCAAGGAGCTGGCCGATTACATTTATCAGTCTCGCGACACGAAACCCATCACGGCGATTGTGAACTACAGCGCGTATTCCGCCGCGTATTTCATCGCATCGGCCTGCAGCAAAATCATCGTCAGCCAGACCAGTGGCGTGGGGTCGATTGGTGTGATCATGGAGCACCTCGATACGTCGAAGATGGAAGAAAAAATGGGGCTGACGTTCACCACCATTTACCGGGGAGATAACAAAAATAACGGCACCCAACATGAACCACTGAGTGAAGAGTCGCTGGGTATGTTCCAGGGCATGATCGACGAAATGTACGAGACGTTTACGGGGTCGGTGGCCGAATATCGCGGCCTGAAGCAGCAGGCCATCATTGATACGCAGGCGGGGCTGTATTTTGGCCCTGGCGCTGTGTCAGCCGGCCTGGCGGATGAAGTCTCTGACCCCCAGGCGGCGATCAATGCTATCGCGGCAAAGTATCAGCAACCCCGTCAAAAAACCTCCATTCAGATGCAGGCAGCCGCGATGGACCTGCAAACCAAAATGTAACCCGGCGCAAACACAAACCGCGTCACCTTAAGCAGCCAGCAGGCTGCTTTTTTTATGTCTAAAAAGAGAGAAATAAAATGCCACATATTGAAGAATTGCGTCGTCAGCGTGCGGGTATCAACGAACAGGTTCAGGCCCTGGCAACCATTGACGCCAGCGGCGGCACGCTGACTGCGGAGCAGATGACGGAGTTTGCGAACCTGCAGCAGCAGTTCACTGATATCAGCGCCAAAATTGAACGTCTGGAAGCCGCCGAACGTGCTGCGGCGCTGGTCGCAAAACCCGTGAAAGCGACTCAGCAGGCCCCCGGCATTATTGTTAAGCAGGAGCCGAAACAGTACACCGGTGCTGGCATGACCCGACTGGTTATGTCTGTCGCCGCAGGCGCAGGGAATCTGCAGGACGCGGCAAAATTCGCTTCAGAAGAGCTGAATGACCAGTCCGTATCGATGGCCATTTCCACCGCAGCGGCGTCCGGGGGTGTGCTTATTCCGCAGAACCTCCACAGTGAGGTGATCGAGCTACTGAGCGACCGAACCATCGTCCGCAAGCTGGGTGCCCGTCCCGTTCCGCTGCCTAACGGTAATATGACGCTACCACGCGTGGCCGGTGGAGCAACGGCAAGCTACACAGGAGAAAACAAAGACGCCAAGACATCAGAAACACGCTTTGATGATGTAAAACTTACGGCGAAAACTCTGATTGCGATGGTGCCTATTTCCAATGCACTGATTGGCCGCGCCGGATTCAACGTCGAGCAGCTGGTCCTGCAGGATATTCTGACCGCCATCTCAGTGCGTGAGGATAAAGCCTTTATGCGCGATGACGGTACCGGCGATACACCGATTGGTATGAAGGCGCGCGCGACGCAGTGGAACCGCCTGCTGCCGTGGGAAGCTGATGCAGCGATCAACCTGAACACGGTTGACGAGTACCTGGACAAGATCATTTTGATGGCGATGGACGGCAACAGCAATATGATCAGCAGCGGCTGGGGCATGTCGAACCGTACCTATATGAAGTTGTTTGGGCTGCGTGACGGCAACGGCAACAAAGTCTATCCGGAAATGGCTCAGGGATTACTTAAAGGATATCCGGTTCAGCGTACCAGCGCGATCCCTGCGAATCTGGGGACCGGGGGTAAGGAGACTGAGATTTACTTTGCTGACTTCAATGATGTGGTTATTGCTGAAGACGGCAATATGAAAGTCGACTTCTCGAAGGAAGCCTCTTACATCGATGCCGATGGCACCCTGGTATCTGCGTTTTCCCGTAACCAGTCGCTAATCCGCGTTGTTACTGAGCATGATATTGGCTTCCGTCATCCGGAAGGCCTGGTGCTGGGTACCGGCGTCCTGTTCTAACCCATCCCTCAGTAAATACGGCCCGCATATGCGGGCTTTTCCCTTTCAGGAGAATGTTATGGCTGCGAAAAATAAAGCAGTGGAGTCGGAAGAAACGGTCGCACAGGACAACCATGCGACCGTGGTCGCACAGGCAGAGCGTAAATCCGTTGTGTTCCTTGGGCCGCACCACCGTTATTCCCGTGGAGATATCGCGTGCTTTGAAGGAACGCGCGCCGAAGAGCTGGTTAACCGGCGTATCGCGGTATGGCCGGAGGATGCCGAACGTGCGCTGAAACCGAAGCCGGGAGACAGCGATTTTGATACTGACATTGGATGATGTGAAAACCCAGCTACGCCTGGAACTGGATTTCACGGAGCATGACGCCATGCTCACGCAAATGGTGAACGCCGCGCAGCGGAGCATCGAGCGTGATTATTACTGCAAGCTGGTCACCAGTGATGAAGAGCTGCAGGCACTCCCGGAAACCGTCCGCGGATTTATCGCGGATGAAGATATCCGGCTGGCCATTCAGTTTCTGATCAGCGATGCGTATCTGAATGGCCATACCGGACAGTGGCTGGAAACCGCTGCGGTGAGGCATCTTCTTTTCCCCCTGCAGGAGCATACGCTATGAGCCTGAAACCGGGTGATATGAACTGTCGCATTGCGATTAGCTACGTTCAGTCCGGTCGGGGGCCGCTGGGCGAACCGCTACCGGAAAAGCAGGTTGAATCGGGAAAAGCGTGGGCAAAACGGGAGCTGGTATCGGGGCGAAAAGTCCGCACGCTGGATCAGCAGCAGGTGGTGGAAACCTGCCTGTTTACGGTCTATCCGGGTGTGCTGGTTGATATCGACTGGAAAATCACGACGAAAAACCTGGTTTATACCGTCCGGAATATCGACCGCAAAACGGACCGGATCATTATCACGGGGGAGGCTGACGGGCGGCATGATAGAGCTGGCGATTAAGGGTGCGCTGGAGCGCATCACCGGCATGAATGCGTATCCGCTTTTACTGCCGGACACGGTCCAGGAAGGGGTGACATACCAGCGTATTTCGGATGCGCCGGTAGGGGCTGGCCTGGCCAGAACCGGGATTTCCTCTGTCCGCATACAGGTGGCGATTTATCTGATCGATAACTACAGCCGCCTGCTGATGCTGGATAAGCAGCTTTGGTCAGAATGGAAAGCCATTGTGCAAAGCCGGCTTGAGGATTGTCCGGTCAGTTACGTGACGCGCGGCAGTATCCAGCAGGACAAGATCACGCTGACCAGTGGTCGCATCCAGTACCGTCTGGTGCGCGACTTTATATTCACCACTCCGGAGTAACCCCATGCGCATTGAGATGAAATTCCCGTCGGGGAAGGATTTTGAACGCCTGATTTCCGAGATGGACAAGAAAGTCAGCACCAGGTTGTTGCGTGATGCCGGGCGCCGGGCGCTGGCCATCGTGCAGGAGGATATGCAGCAAAACGCCGGCTACGACGAGTTAAGCGGCGGGCCGCACATGCGCGACACGATCAAAATCCGTAGCTCAACCAGCGGAGCAAAGAGCGAGCGCTACGGGACTCTCATCACGTTTCGAGTCGGTCCCAGCAAAGCGCATCACATGAAAGCGTTGGCGCAGGAGTTCGGCACGGTGAAACAGGTGGCTAAGCCGTTTATCCGTCCGGCGCTGGATTACAACGTCGAAAAAGTGCTGTCGATACTGACAGCTGAAATTCGCTATGGGCTGGAAGGCCGGTAGTCAAAAAGAGAGAGAAAAAAATGAGTGAAGACGTCATTAAAAGCCCTTCGGAATATGCAAGCATTCCGGCGGGAACCCGCACGTACTGGGGTATGAAAGGCACGCTGAAGGCGGCGGCAAAACTACTGCAAAGTACGATGGCCATCGGTGCCGTAGGCAAAAAGGGCACCTTCATGAAGGTGACACGCCTGATTGACCGTGATCCGAAATACATGGCCGATATGGGCGAGGGTGAGGATAAGACCCTGGTGTTTATTGCCGATCCGACAGATGCGAATCAGCAGGCATTGCTGGAAGCGGCGGAGGCCAATAAGACCGTGGTGTTTTTCTTCGACTTCCCAAATGGCCGCTCGGCGGAAATGGAGCTGGTGCTGTCCGGATGGGCGCAGCAGGCCGTTGACCAGCCTGATGGTAAAGTCCTGCAGGACGAGGTATACGGCAAGCAGAACGGCGGCGTGAAGTGGACTACCACGAACGCCGCCAATAGTGGCACTGAATAAAAGGAATAACGACTGTGAATTATCAAAACCTTCTCAACCCTATTATCAAAGCCCACCCGATTACGCTGCTTGGCCAGCAGATCTTTATCCGCCGCCTGACGCAGGAGGAACTATGGGATTATGAAGCCGATCTGCAGGCACTGGAAAAGAGCGATGACAACGCTCGCCAGACCTCTATCCGTGGCATCACACTGTTTCTATCTGCGCTGGTAAATGAGGACGGAAGCCGCCCGGCAGCGGATGAACTCCCGGCTGCAGAGGCTTTTCTGTCAGCCCATTCGGGAGCAGATCTGCTGGAGGCAGTCATTGCTGTACAGCGTCATGCTATCGGCACACTGGAAGATGCCAAAAAAAACTAACCGAATCACCCCAGCTGCGCACCCTGTTTGCGCTGGCAGATCGCTGGGGTGAGCCGGACCCCACGAAACTGGCCGCCATGCCTGCGAACATCCTGACCTACTGGGAGGCGTACTTTGCGCTCCTTAAAGAAGAGGGAAAACCACCGCTGGCGGCTCCACAGTCATCTGCAGCACCCTCTGCCGTGGCCCGGGATGATGATTTTGAAAACTGCCTGAGGGTTCTTGGAAATGGCTGATGTAGCATCACTCGCCGTCGCATTGCACCTCAACCGTGCGACGTTTAATTCGCAGTTCGCTGACGCAATGCGTCAGGCGGATGGCAACGCACAGCAGTTCAACAAAAAGGCACAGGCTGATGCGGCAAAAACTGAGGCTGCCTTTAAGGGGATCGGCGTAGGTGTAAAAGCCGCTGATGCTGAATTTTCCAGGCTGGATAAACGTATCGAAAAGCTGGGGTCACTACGGCTTACCGGGCTGGATGAGATGCGTAACGTACTGGCGAATCTGTCTGCCGGTAGTGGCGTTACCGGCAGCAGTTTCACCACTGCGGCGATCTCGGCGCTGACCGAAGGTATGAGTACTGCGCTGACCAGTAGCACCCAAAGTCTGGAGCTACAGCGACAGGCTCAGATTGCCGCATCGCAGGCGGCGGTAGATGGCGCGCAGGCGTCTATCAACAATGCCCGCACGCTGCGAGAAGAGGCACTGGCGCGGCAGAAAGCAGCCGTACAAACGATTCAGGCGGCGCAGGCGGAGCGCGAGAAGGCGTTTGCGCTGGATGAGTATTATGCCAAACAGGCAGAGGTCAATAAGCAGTATGGCATCACGGCCAGCTATGAAGCAGAGCACGCGAAAAACGCCCGCACCATCAGCGAGGCCAATATAGCTGAGGCCCGCGGGAAAAAGAGCCTGGCAGAAGCCACAAAAGAGGTTCTGGCCGCAGATATCGCTGAGTCTGACGCCAAGCGTACCCTGACCACCTCAACGCGAACGCTGGCCACGGCCAGCCAGGAGCTGACGTTCCGGCAGCGCGCAGCGGCGGCGGCGGCGGGAACACTGCATGGCGCCCTGGCGCTGGTCGGTGGCCCGGTCGGGATCGGTATCATGGCGATCGCCGGCGCGGTGACGATGCTCTATTCGTCGTTTTCAAAGTCTCAGGAAACTATCAGCGGCTACAGCAATGCGTTATTCAAATCAGGGCAGCAGTCGATTATGTCGGTTCAGTATCTCCAGAGCCTGCAGTCGCAGCTGGGAGATACTGACGGTGCCGTAAAAGCTATCACCGCGTCTGTTAATGCCGGATTCGGTGGTGAAATGCTGGACCGCGTTGCCGGACTTGGCGCCCGGATGGAAGAGCTGGGGCAGAGTTCGGGGGATCTGGTCTCGATGCTCACGAATCTGCAGGGCGATCCTGTCCAGGCGATGGAGAAGCTGAACAATCAGGGAATTCAGCTAAACGCGACGTTTATCGATCAGATAGTCACGCTGCAGCGCCAGGGCAGGGAAAGTGAGGCTACGGCGCTCCTGCAAAAGCAGGCGATGGCCGAGCTGGAAAAGCAGATAAAGGATCAGGAAGATAAGGTTGACGGGCTGAAAGGGGCCTGGAAATCGCTGAAGGATTATGTCAGCAGCGCGTTTAAAACAATGGGTGACGCCCAGATGGCCACAGCCCAGGCGCAGGCGTCAGCATTGGGAATAAACCTGACACCCAGCCCGGACCCGGCGATAAAACAGCGCGAAGAGGTGGAAAGGCTGCGGAAGGAGCAAGAGAAGCTGCGGAAAGATACAGCTGATCGCCTGAAGGCCGAAAATACCGTTCAAGGACTGATGGCTGCTGGCGTGACAAAAGAGAAGCAGCGCGCCGATGCACTGGCGGTTCTCAATCGCACTCTCAAGAAAGGAACGGAAGAGTACGCGCAGGCGTTACGCGGTATAGAAAAATTGTACGGGGAGAAGCAGAAGAAACCGGCGGCGTACAAAGATGACCAGGCCACCCAGCGTCTGCAGAGTCTGCGCGAGCAGGAATCGGTTCTTCGTCAGCAAAACCAGCAGACCGTTAACCTGACCGGTTCAGAGCGAAAGCTGCTGCAGTTCAACCAGGAGATCGCCGATCTCAAGGCAAAAAAAATCCTGACCGCCGGGCAGCGCAGCATTCTCAATGCTGAGCAGGAGCTGCGCGCTCAGCTGAACATCAATGTACAGCTGGAGAAGGCGAACGTGCAGCGCCAGCTGTCGCTGAAAATGCAACAGGAGAATAATGAGCTGCACCGCTCAACCATTCAGCTACAGGCCGAGATGGATGCCAACGTGGCCAGGATGACGATGAGCAGCGCCGCCTATGACCAGATGGCAAAGGAGCAGCAGGTCAGGTCGAAATTTGCAAAGCTGCGCGAGGATGCAGAGAAAAAAATCAAACCAACTGAGGAGGCGTATTTTCAACAACAAACACGCTTCCTAAATGCAGAAGAACAAAAGCAACTGAGCATCGTTCGCAATGGTGCCCGGGATAAAGCGCAGATTGAGGGTTCATGGACCGAGGGGTTACGCGCAGGGTTGCGTGAATGGGGCGCCGATGCAACCAACATTTATGCCCAGGTTCGTGACACCTCCGTCAATGCAATGGACGGCATGGCCAATTCTATCTGGCAAATGGCGTCGCGGGGTAAATCGTCCTTCAAGGAGATGGCGCTGTCTATCATTGACGATATTGGGCAGATGATAACAAAAATGCTCTTTTTTCAGTCTATCCGATCTGCAGGCTCTGCTATGTCGGGGTCCGGGATTGGCATCCTCGCGGATTTTGGCGGGTTTCTGTCTGGATTCTCCGGCGGAGGGTATACCGGTGATGGCGGGAAGTATGAGGTTGCCGGACCAGTCCACCGGGGTGAGTGGGTTGTGCCACAGGAGGTGGTTAAAAGGCCAGGCATGCTCAGCTTTCTGAACCAGTTAACTTACGGTAGTGGCTACGCCAACGGTGGGCTGGCTGGCGTGCCGAGCGGGCCGCTTCCAATGACTGGTGAGAGCCAGCGAGCAGCAGGGGGAATAACGGTTAATATCCCGATACAGGTGGTCAATAGTAACGGTAATCCGGATCAGTCCGGGAAGCGGTCAGAGAGTGGTATCGCTCAGATGAAGCAACAAATCGTTCAGATAGTTTTGAGCACCCTGGATAAGGAAATGGGTAACGGTGGGATGATCGATGTGAAACTGAGGAGCATGCGCTAATGGCCGCACTGGAAACCTTCGACTGGTCGCCGCTGAATGGTCCTGCCGCGGATATTAAATATGCGACCCGGTCCGTGAAATATGGTGATGGTTATGAGCAGATCACTGGCGACGGTATTAATCCTGAATCGCAATCATGGCCACTGACATTCACCGACTACAGGGAGGAGGTCATGCCGATCCTGCAGTTTTTACGCCGTCACGGTGAAACAAGCGCATTCCTGTGGGTTAATCCGCTGGGAGAACTGGGGCTATACCGTGCGACACAGATAAAGCCTCAACTGCTTGATTTTGCGCGCATGACCGTTACTGTTACGTTTGTGACGGCATACAGAGCCGCACCGATATAATGGAGAATGATAATGCAAAAAATGGTACTGGCGCTGGCCAGCATCGCCGTTCTTTTTTCCGGTACAACGGCAGCACGTGAGCTAACAGCGTCGGAAAAAAAGATTATCGAAGAGTCTGCTAAGCAAGAGCTAAAAGATCCGGATAGCGCAAAAATTTATTGGCAACCGGATATGGGAGGTAACTCCTATTGCGCACAAATTAACGCCAAAAATGCTTATGGTGGTTATGCAGGCAAGGCGCTGTTAACAGCGGCAGTAAAAAGAAGTGGAGAGGGGAAAATCATTCAGGCAGGTGTCATCATTTATAGCGACGATATGATAGAGGTGATGATGCCAATCTGTACCGATGCTGGCTACCACTTTCCCCGTTAACCTCCCGTGCCGTCCGGCACCCATACCATCAACTTAACCCCGCTCAGCGGGGTTTTTTATTATTGGGACTACGGTCCCGCAGCGAGGACATTATGGGCATTGCAGCCGACGATCAAAAACTGGAACCCGGGAACGTCATCACTCTGTTCGAAGTGGATGGCACCACTTTTGGTGCAGACGTACTGTATTTTCACAACCACGCTATTCCGTATACCGAAGAAGAAATTATCGCCGCTGGCAGCGATGCGGAAAAGCTGACGGGCAAACCGATTTACTGGCAGGGCGTGAAATATACGCTCTGGCCATGTGAGATCGAGGACGTTGAGTCCAACGGTGAAGGTTCGCCAGCTTCCCCCAAGCTGTCCATTGCGAACCTGGATGGCTCAATCAGTGCGTTATGCCACATGTTCCAGGATATGAAGCAGGCGAAGGTAACGGTTCACCGCACGTATGCGCACTATCTCGATGCCAGGAACTTCCCTGACGGCAACCCACAGGCTGACCCGACAGCAGAGCAGATTGATGTTTTTTACATTGACAGTAAATCCAGCGATGACGATGAACAGGTCCAGTTCAAGCTTAGCTCGCCGGTGGATGTTACCGGACAGAAGTTGCCTGCACGCCAGATGACCAACCGTTGTGCCTGGTGCATGCAGGGCCAGTACCGTGGTGCTGACTGCGGCTATACCGGCACGCGTTATTACGACAAATTCGGCAATCCGGTAGACAACCCGGCACTGGACGTCTGCCCGGGAACGGTCGCGGGCTGTAAGTTACGTTTTGGTGATGATGCCATGCTGCCGTTTGGCGGATTCCCGGCTATTGGTCTGCTGAGGATGTAGTCATGCTGAGCCAGAGACTGAAAACCGCTATTGAGGCGCACGCCGCGGATGTTTACCCGAACGAATGCTGTGGCCTGATTACACGGGTCGGGCGGCAGCGCCGATATATTCGCTGCGAAAACAGTCATGAAATGCCGACGGAGCATTTTCGGATCGCAGCCGGTGACTGGATTGCCGCAGAGGATGCCGGCGACGTGCTGGCCGTAGTGCATTCGCATCCGGATGCCGGTCCGCATGCATCCGCCGAGGACCTGCAGGGCTGTCAGAAAACAGGCCTGCCGTGGATCATTATTAGCTGGCCAGGAGGCGACTACACCATCACGACGCCGGAAGATTCCCCGCCTCTTCTGAACCGTCCGTTTATCCACGGTAGCTGGGATTGCTATGGACTGGTCCGCGACTGGTATATGCAGGAGCGTGGTATCGAACTGCCTGATTTTCCCAGAGAGGACAACTGGTGGACCCGGGGGGAAAACCTGTATGTGCGGCACTATGCGGAAGCCGGGTTTTATTCTCACGCCAGCGAGCTGCAGGCAGGTGATGTGATCCTCATGCAGTACAGAGCGGACGAAATCAACCACGCCGGCATTTACCTGGGCAACGGAAAAATGTTGCACCACATGTATGGCCAGCTGAGTGGTGAGGTTCCATACGGTGGGATCTGGCGGGAGCGAACCATGCTGACGCTGAGGCATAAAAATGACGACTAATATGATAGAGAAAATGGTTCTGGTTCGCCTGTACGGCAAGCTGGGCAAGTTGTTCGGCCGGGAGCATCGCCTGTCGGTATCTTCTGTACGGGAGGCTATCCGCGCGCTGTGCATCATGGTTCCAGGACTGGAACGATGGCTGGAGACCAGCGAGGGACGTGGAGTCACGTACATGGTCTTTAACGGTGAAAAAAATCTGAGCCAGGATGACCTGTTTCTGAATGGTGTGCATGACGTAATCAAAATTGCGCCTGTGATTATTGGCAGTAAAAAAGCCGGGGTGTTCCAGACCATTTTTGGTGCCGTACTCGTTGCCGTTGGTATGGTGCTGAGTTTTACCCCTGCCGCCGCTGCCTCGCCGTTCCTCTACAAAATGGGGGCGGCGATGATGCTGGGCGGCGTTGTACAAATGCTGGCGCCCAGCGGTACCCAGGGTATGACAACGGATCGGGATACGAAAAAATCGTACTCATTTGGTGCGCCTGCTAATCAGGTCGCTGCCGGCAACGGTGTACCGATCTTGTATGGCCTGCGTGAAATAGGCGGCGTCATTATCAGTGGCGGTATTTATACCGAAGAACAGCAATAAAAAAATGCATTTTACCCTTCCCGCCACGGCGGGATTTTTTTTGCCCGGAGTTTGAGAATGGCTGAAATAAAAGGAATCGCTGGCGCTAAAAATAACGGTGGTAACAAGGATAACGGGCAGAATCGCGGGACGGAAATTGCCTCGGTCGCCTATATGAAAATCTTGCTGGCACTGTCAGAAGGTCAAATTGCCGGTCAGTTTACCGGTCAGGATATTTGCCTCGACGGTACGCCGTTGCTCGATGCCGATGGCCATGAAAATTTTCCGGGCGTGACGTGGGAGTGGCGCAGTGGTCTGGTTGACCAGGATTACATTCAGGGTTTCCCGGCGGTCGAAAACGAAATCAGCGTCAGCACGGAAATCAAGTCTGGCACCCCGTGGGTAAAGGCGATCAACAACACGCAGCTGTCGGCTGTTCGCCTGCGTATTAAATTTCCGAACGGGGTCTACAGCCTGCGTGACAGCGGTGGCAAAGATGGTTACCGCATTGAGTTCGCTATCGATGTTTCAACAGACGGCAGCACGTATACCGAATATGGCCGCGATACCGTCGATGGCATAGCTAACACGGGCTATGAGCGCAGCTACCGCATCGATTTGCCGCGGGCAAACTCCGGCTGGCAGATCCGCGTTCGCCGTCTGACTGAGAATAAGAATAATAACAAAACGGCGGACGTAAGTCGTATCGAGTCGATAACGGAAATCGTTGACGCCAAACTGCGCTATCCGAACACCGCGCTGTTGTTCGTTCAGTTCGATTCAACGCTTTTTGATGGCCGGACACCGACCGTGACGGTCAAGGCAAAGGGGCTGGTCATTCGCGTACCGTCGAACTATGACCCTGTCGAACGTACCTACAGCGGAAGCTGGGACGGGACCTTCAAGTGGGCCTGGTCGAATAACCCCGCCTGGATTTTTTACGATCTGGTGCTGAACAAACGCTATGGACTTGGAAAGCGTATTTCGTCCGACCAGGTGGATAAATGGACCCTGTATCAGATCGGCCAGTATTGCGATGCGCCGGTCTCAGATGGTGCTGGCGGAAAAGAGGCCCGTTATCTCTGCGATCTGTATATATCCCAGCGGACTGACGCCTGGACCGTATTAATGGATCTCGCGAACATTTTTCGGGGCATGATTAGCTGGTCGAATAATCTGCTGTCGGTTGATGCCGATATGCCGCGTGAGATGGACCCCGATTTTGTTTTCAACAAATCGAATATTGTCGGCTCCTTCACGTTCTCCAGCACGTCCGAGCGGACCAACTATAGCGCGGCCATCGTCACTTACAGCAACCCACAGAATAACTATCAGGACGATCAAGCCAGCGTCTATTCGCAGGAGGTTGCAGACCGCTTCGGATTTAACACTATCGAGTTGTCCCGGATTGGCTGTACACGTGAATCCGAGGCGCAGCGCCACGGCGCCTACGCCATCGAGACAAACCGCGACGACAATGGCGTTGAGTTTAAAACGGGGATGGAGGGTCGCATTCCCCGTGTTGGCAAGGTTATCGGTATCAACAATGCCCCTATGGCTGGCCGGCAGAACGGCGGTCGTGTGGCGGCAGTCTCAGGAAAAAGGATTACTCTCGACCGCGCGGTCGCGGCAAAAGCCGGGGATACGCTCATCATTAACCTGCCGGACGGAAAGTCGCAGGGGCGTAAAGTTCAGGGTGTGCAGGACCGTATTGTTACGGTAGAGCAGGAGTATAACCCGGCACCGCAGGCGGAGGCGGGTTGGATTCTGGATCAGTCAGACCTGGCCATTCAGCAATTCAGGGTTAAGCGCGTTGTGAACAATAACGATGGCACGGTCACTATTAACGGCCTGCCGTATAACCCGAACAAGTTTCCCCGGGTGGATGATGGCGCGGTGATCGAAGACCGTCCTGTGACCGTTGTTCCCCCACGGGGACAGGAGGCACCGGACGACATTACCATTTCCAGCCTCTACCGGGTGTCGCAGGGGATTGGCATCACCACCCTGGTTGCCACCTGGTCGCCGGTGAAAAATGCGATTGCGTATGAAATGCAGTGGCGTCAGAACAATGGTGACTGGATTAACCTGCCGCGCACCGGCAATACGCGGTTTGAGGTCGATGGTATCTATACCGGTCGATACGTTGTGCGTGTGCGGGCGATTAACGCGCAGGATATCGCGTCCGTATGGGGGATCTCGAAAGAAACCGAGCTGACCGGTAAGTCTGGTGCCCCACTTCCGCCGCTGGCGCTGGCAACCCGTTCGCTGGTTCATGGGGTCCAGGTTAGCTGGGAATTCCCGACCGGCTCCGGGGATACGCTGCGCACGGAACTGCAGTACAGCAAAAATCAGGACGGCAGTGCGCCGACGCTGTTATCAGACGTGGTCTATCCGGGGAAAAGCTATCAGCAGATGGGCCTCAGTATGGGCGCAGAATTCTGGTATCGGGCGCGCCTTGTGGATCGTCTTGGCAATGAAAGCCCGTGGACCGGCTGGGTCCAGGGGATGGCCAGCGATAACTTTGATGACTACTACGAAAACCTGACCGACGCGATCAAGGATACTGCTGCCTGGGAGGAAACGCAGCGCACCATTAGCGAAACACAGGAAGGTATCCGCAATACGCAGCAGGAACTGGAGCAGACCGCTGAAGCTCTGCGTAAGGAAGCCGAAGACCAGACGAAGCAGGTCAGCCAGGATATTGATGCATCGGCGAAAAGCATCACGGCTGATGTTGACGGGAAGATCTCCGCCGTGAATAAAACCATCACGGATGAGATCACCTCGGTTAATGAGGCTCTCGATTCTGGTCTGGCTCAGGCAAACAAAGGCGTTCAGGAGGCAAAATCCGCCGTCGCAGATGCGAACAAGCAGATCGCAACTGTGAACAAGTCGCTGACCGACAGCATCACCCAGGTAAGACAGTCAGTCACCGATACGGCTGCGGAAATCAACGCCACCATCGACCTGGAGATTGCCAGGGGCAGCAAAACGCTGGCCGACGGCGATGCCGCATTGAATGCGCAGATAAAGACTGCCGAAAATGGCCTGAAGCAGTCGCTGTCTCAGGTCAACACCACGCTGACCAATGCGGTGAAGCAGGAGACCGCGGATCGTATCGCCGATGTTAACGCGAAGGCGTCACAGGCCGCTGATGAACTGCTGGCGGCAACGCAGGGGATTGAGGCGAGTATCGAGAGCCTGACTCAGGTGATGAAGACCGCCGATGAAAATCTGGCGCGGGAAATGTCCAGCCTCGCTGCCGGCGCTAATATCCAGTTCGATTCGCAGGTTATCTGGCATTTCAACAATCAGACGACCGAGGGCTGGACCGGCAGCGCCGGCGTACCGGGTGTGTCACAGGATGGCTGGTTACGCCCGGCGGACAGCGCCACCGATCCGTACATTACCTCTCCAGGCGGGCTGGCTGTCGATGGTGCGGCGTACCGTTTCATCATGCTGCGCTTTCGTAAAACCGGCAAACCAGTCTGGGCGGGTGAGATCCGCTGGGTGTCTGCCGGCGAAAACTTCAATAACACGAAGCGATACATTGTTGCTGAGCCGGAATATGCCGATGGGGTGGCAACCCTGACGGTGCGTGATATTCCGTGGACAGGGAACATTGATCGTATTCGCCTGGACCTGACGAACCAGCAGGATGCCAGCAACTTTATCGAATTCGACTGGATCGCCGTTGGCCGGCCAGCACCCGGCGCCAGTACGGCGGCTTTGCAGGATGTGCGCAGTACGCTGAGTAACGCGCTGACTGCCGAAGCGCAGGCACGCAGCACGCTGGCGGCGCAGATGCGTGGCTCCTATGATGGGAGCGATCTGGAGAAAGTCACCTCCGGGCTGCTGTACCAGGAAAAAACCGCACGCGTTACCGCCATCTCGGCGGAAGTTAAGGCCAGAGAGTCCCTGCAGACGCAGTTTAACGACAACAAAGCTGCTGTTTCTGGTGAACTGAGTTCTCTGACGACAGAGCAGAGCGCGCAGTCGAGCCGTATCGGTGGCCTGGAAACCAGCCTCGGGAAAAAAGCCGATGCAGCCGCGCTGACGTCCCTGACGCAGAAAGTTGAGCAACAGGGCGCCACGCTGACATCGCAGGGCGCCGCGTTAACATCGCTCACTAACCGGGTTGGCCAGACGGAAACGGGCCTGGCTGGTACTAATGAGGCGCTGAGCGGGCTGCAGTCTGTTGTTACCCAGCAGGGTGACAGGATAACCAGCCAGGGTCAGTCCATCACGAAACTGACGAGCGATTTGGGCACGACAAATGCCGCGCTGGCGAAGAAAGCCGAAGCGGCTGCGGTCACTGCCTTAACGCAGCAGGTAGAGCAAAACGGGCAGGATATTCGCAGCAATACTGACAGCATCACCAGCCTGTCGAATCAACTGGTCAATGGCCAGCCGAATCGCTGGTCCCGTCGACTCTATCCGGTGCAGCTGGCTAACGCCGGGACAGTCCCGTCATTCAGCGATGTTCGCGCCGTGGCGCCAACGGTCGTGGATGAGGTGGCCGACGCGGCCAAACTGGACTTTACATCCGCCGGCAGCTATCTGATCGCGCTGTATTCCTGCCAGGTGAAAGTGGTCGCAGATACCACCATCACACTGGCGCCCGGCGCCAGGGTTTTTGATGATACCGGCGCCATATTTGTGAATGGGGTTCAGGTCGCCTGGGGTAACGCCAGCTGGAATACCGTCAGTTTTGAACTGAAAGCCGGCTGGAACACCGTTGAGTTTCTGGTGAATCAGTGGACCGGCCAGGCGTATATCAACCTGGGTCTGAAGCTGTCAGACAAGGTTGCTGAGATGTACTGCGGTCTCGGGGTTTCCGCGCTGGCAAACGCAGCCGGCGTGCTCAGCTCGAATGTCAGCCAGATTGGCAACGATGTGGTCAGCAATTCGCAGAGTATCACCCAGCTCCGGAATGCGCTGATGCAGACAGACGCGAACGTGGCCAGCAAAGCGGATCAGACGGCGATGAACTCGCTAACCGGACGAGTGGAGAAGACGGAATCCGGGCTGACGGCTGCTAACGCCAACATTACCTCGCTGAAATCCGCTGTACGGGCCGGAAACGCATCAGGCGGGGATTTAATTCCCAACCCGACGTTTGACCCGGCGTATGACCAGATGGGGTTCAGCGTGGTAGCCACGACGGCTGAGGAGGTCCCGCCGGGCTGCCCGTATGGTTATGCGGCCCGAATTGCCAGCCGGGATCACCATCCTAACTTTGCCGCGTTCCCGGCCACGCTTAACGATGTGATTGAGATCAGCGCACTGGTTGCCTGCGGCGCCGGCACGGCGAATTTTAATCTGTATGTTGGCACCGCCGTTCGGCCAGATACGAGCACCGGTGCGCCACTCATGGCGGGGGGCGGGAAATCACCCTCCGCGACCTGGCAGAGAACCACCTGGCGCTTCAAGGTCACGCAGGCGATGGTGGACAGGGGTTATATCCGCCCGTTCCTGCAGATCTCGCAGAACAGCCCGTATGGCACCGTATGGTTCGTTACGGACTGGCATATGCGAAATGTGACAGCGGCGCAAAAGGTTCAGAATACTGCGGATGCCACGGCGGCGGCGGTTGACTCTCTGACCACCACCGTGACGCAACAGGGTAATCTGCTGACCTCGACCGGCAACCGGACAACCCAGCTGGAAAACGGGCTGGCAACCACCAATGCCGCAGTGGCCAAAAAGGCTGATGCGACAGCGGTGCAGGATTTGACCAATACCGTCACACAGCTGGGCAACGATCTGACTGCTGCGAACAGCGCCATCACGAAACTGACCGGAAATCTGGCGAATACCGATAAAGCGCTGGCGCAGAAAGCCGATGCGACTGCGCTGGCCACGCTCGACACGAAAGTGACGCAGCAGGGTAAAACGCTGGAGAGCCAGAGCAATTCGCTGACGAACCTGTCGAACAGTCTCTCGCAGGTTGCGGCAGATATCGATGCCAGCGGTCAGATACCGGGTAACCTGGTCGTGAATCCCTCGTTTGAACGTGGGCTGGATGGCTACACCGGGCGGTCAACCGCGACCAGTGTGGTGGAGGTTTCCGTTCCTCACAGCGGGACGCGGGCGCTGAAGGTTGATCCGGGGAATGTGACTCCGGGGCAATACATCCCGTTTGTTCAGGGGCGAACCTATGAAATCGGGGTGTGGGTCAAGGAACCCGGAGCGACGACGGATAATGGCGCGGGGAACAACAAGCTGCGGATCGGCAACTCTGCCGGCCAGCCGGTTTTTGAGCGTCCATACAACAGCGGTACGGTGGGGACGAACTGGACCCTGATTTCCGGTCGCTGGAAAGCGACGGAGACAGCCAGCCTGCCGGTGACGCTGAGTAACTATCTGATTAGCGGCAGCCGCTACTTCGATGATTTTTACGTCACTGACGTTACCGACCGGGTGGACATCGATGCCACCGCCGGCGCCGTGACCGGACTGACGAGCCGGGTCAGCACTGCGGAAGGGGCCATCACCTCACAAAGCCAGCAGCTGACGAACCTGCAGAACAGCCTGAATACGACCAACAGCAATGTCTCGAAGAAGGCCGATGCCACGGCACTGACTTCGGTCGATAACCGGGTGACAGAGGCGGAAGGGAAACTGACCACACAGAGCCAGCAGCTGACAAATCTGGCGAATGTGCTGACGGCGACCCGCAACGCCGGCGACAACCTGATCCCGAACTACGATTTCCTGCAGGGCAGCACGGCCTGGGATATTCAGTATCCAGCCGGTGTGACCTTTGGCGATTTCGGGGACGGGAAAGCGGGGGTCCGGCTGAACCGGACGACTAACACCAGTCCGGGGATCTTCTCCAACAACAACAAGCCGGTGCCGCTGAATGGCCAGCGCAAGTACCGGGTGGTGGTGAAGGCCAAAGGTATTTCCGGCGCGATGAGTCTGCTGATCCGTCGCCAGAACAAAATCGGCCAGACGGACAGTACGTATGAGGATAAAACGGTCACGCTGACCACTGACTGGCAAACCATCACCTGGGAAACCGGATTGACGGCTGCCGGCGCGGATGGGCAGAACTTCAAACTTTATTCTCATCCGACAAACGGTGAAATCTGGCTCGATTCCGTCCGGGTGTTTGATATCACCGATGGAACCAACATCAAGGCGACCAGCGATGCTGTTTCGTCTCTGACCGGGACGGTGACGAACCAGGGGAACACCCTGACATCGCAGGGGCAATCCATCACGGCGCTGAATAACGCGCTGGAAGGGATCAAAGGCGATGTGGCGAAGAAGGCTGATGCGTCGGCGGTCAGTTCACTGACCAACCGGGTTACCCAGACTGAAAAGGATATCCGTAGCCAGGCCGACAGCCTGACCAGCCTGAATATATCACTGAAGCAGCAGGCGACACGGGGAGCCAACGTACTGCCGGACGGCAGTTTTGAATCCTATGCCGTCGGCGATGTTCTCAGTAATGCCCGCGCCGTTATCACCAGTGAAGCTGCGCACAGCGGGACCAAAAGCCTGCGTGTTACGCGCAGTACGGAGTACAACCCGAACGCGACGGATAATAACGATACCCATATCTTTTCGGGCATGCAGGTTCGCGATAACGCGGTCTATTACGTGGAGGCGTGGGTTAAGTTGCCGGCTGGCTCGACCGCCGATCCGACCGTTTATATGGTGCTCGGATTTTCCTTCCAGGATTCTGCCAATGGCTGGTCGTGGCCTGGCCTGAACGTGAAAGTCTCCGAGTTGTCGGTGGACAACTGGACAAAAGTCAGTGGCTATCTGACCAACAACCGAACCGCGCTGAAACAGGCAATGGTGAGGATCTCCATCCCGAATACACCAAAAGTTCGCCTGGGTGACGCCTTCCTGATTGATGATCTGATCATCACTGACGTGACCGATGCGAAAGCGGCTCTCGATGCCGCCGATGCGAATGCGCAGGCGCTTTCCAGTCTGTCCGCGTCAGTCACGCAGAACGGGAAGAATATTACGTCTCAGGGCAGCGCGATCACGAAACTGCAGTCGGATGTGACTCAACTTGGTAAGGATATCAGCGGCAAGGCCGATGCCAGCGCGCTGACGAATCTGACGACCCGCGTGACGGCTACCGAAGGCAGCCTGAAATCGCAGGGAGACAGCCTGACCAGCCTGCAGAACAGCCTGAATACGACTAACAGCAATGTGGCGAAGAAGGCTGATGCAACGGCGCTGCAGAGCCTGCAGAACACCGTTGAACAGCATGGGAGGGATCTGACCACGCAAAGCAGCGCGCTGACGAACCTGGAAAACAACTTTTCCTCCCTGGCCGTGGGCGGGACCAACCTTATCCGCAATGCGGACACACTGGAAGGATGGAGCAGCCGCCACGCCACAGAGACCTATCTGGGCGACCGCGTGGCCTACACCCGGCTGGCGAAAGGTGCATCCGGTTATACCCAGCTGGATGAACAGACGCTGGACGTTACCGGGCGTACGGAATTTGTATTCAGCTTCTATGCGAAAGGGGCTTATGACGGGCAGGAGATGGCGAGTTATTTCTATAACCCGTCGAACACCACCACCACGGAAACCAGCCAGGGCGTTAAAGGCGGGGCCGGTGACGGCAAGGCGGTCACGAAACTGACCACCGCATGGGCGCGTTACTGGGTGAAATGGGTTATTCCTGCCACCAGTGGCACCAAACGGCTGATTGCCGCGCGTCTGGAAAGCGCGACATCTGCCGACAAAGAAGTCTGGCTCTGCCGCCCTCAGCTGGAAACCGGGACCGTGATGACCGACTGGTCACCGAGTCCGGATGATGCGGCCAGCGGTATTACCGCGAACACATCGGCCATTAACAGCCTCACCAGTCGGGTGACGAATGCCGAGGGGCAACTGACCGCGCAGTCTCAGAGCATCACGAATCTGCAGAACAGCCTGAACACCACCAACAACAACGTGGCACAAAAGGCCAGCGCGCAGTCGGTGAGTGATCTCACCAGCCGGGTCACCAGTGCGGAAGGCAAAATCACCTCCCAGGGGCAGGCTATCACGAAGCTGCAGGGCGATTTGAGCAGCACCACCGATAAGGTCAACACCAAAGCGGATCAGACGGCGCTTAACGCGCTGACTGGCCGGGTGGAGAAAACCGAGGCAGGCCTCACGGCAGCCAACAGCAACATCGTCAGCCTGACGGCGGCGGTGAACGCCGGGAATGCTGCCGGGGATGATTACATTCCAAACCCGTCATTTGATCCGGCGTATGACCGCATGGGTTATGACGTGGTGGAGACCACCGCCGATGGTGTGCCGGCTGACTGCCCGTTCAGGTATGCCGTCCGGCTGGCCGGGCGAGACCATGTGCCAAAAATCAACAATATCGCCGTGACACCGGGCGACGTTTTCGAAATGTCTGCTCTGGTAGCGTGTGGTACCGGCAGTGCTGACTTTAACTTCTATATCGGTCGGGCTACTACCGCCACCGGTGGCATCGGAGCGAAAGCGTCCGGGGGCAACACTAAGACCACCTCCGCGTGGAAACGAACCACCTGGCGCTTTACGGTGCCATCCGATACCAGCTTGCTGCGGCCGTTCCTGCAGGTTAATCAGAGCAGCCCGTTCGGCACCGTCTGGTACGCTGCCGACTGGCATATGCGTAACGTGACGGTGGCGAACAGTGCGCAGAAAACCGCAGATGCGACTGCAAAAGCGGTGGATTCACTGACCACCGCGGTTAGCCAGCAGGGCGATACGCTCAGCAGCATCGGCACGCGGACCACCTCGCTGGAGAACAGCCTCCGGTCGACAAACGATACGGTGAGTAAAAAGGCTGACACGACAGCGGTGACGCAGCTGCAGGGCACGGTGACGCAGCAGGGGAATGACATCGCGGCAGCTAACAGCGCGCTGACAAAACTCAGCAGCGATCTGGCCACGACGAATGCGAACGTGAACAAAAAAGCGGATGCAAGCGCGATGAACACCCTGCAGAACCAGGTCACGGAGCAGGGCAAAACACTCAGTGCGCAGGGGGATTCTCTGACGAAACTGAGTAACAGCCTGAGCCAGACGGCAGCGGATATTGACGCCAGCGGGAAAATGCCGGGCAACCTCATTGTCAACGGCAGTTTTGAGCGCGGCGCGGCGGGCTTTACCGGCTGGAGCAGTACCGCGACGGTGGCCGATTTACAGGTTCCGCACTCGGGTAACAAGGCGCTGAAAATGTCCGCCGGCCAGTCGAACCTGGTCGGACAGGAAATCAGTATCACGCAGGGCCGTACCTACCGCATGGGGGTATGGGCGAAGCAGGACCCGGGGACCACGATTAAAGATGCGGGTAACACGAAGTTTCGTGTGGCCGACAGCACTGGCCTGCTGGTCGGCTCAAACTACGGACCGTTTAGTTCTGGCTGGCAACTGGTAACGTTTGACTGGAAAGCCACGAAGACCACGACGGCCAGTTTCCAGCTGACAACCTTCCTCAGCGCGGGGGCAATGTATTTTGATGATTTCCATGTCCTCGATGTTACGGATGAAAAGGATATCGCGGCTAATGCCGGGGCTATCTCTCAGATGAATACCCGCGTCACCGCTGCGGAAGGGGCTATCACCACCCAGGCGCAGCAGCTGACGAAACTCAGCGGCGATCTGGCTGTCACAAATGCGGCGGTCAGTCAGAAAGCAGAGCAAAGCGCTGTCACCGGGCTGACCACCCGGATGACGTCTGCCGAGGGTAAACTGGATTCGCAGTCGCAGCAGCTCACCAGTCTGCAGAACAGCCTGACCACGATGAATACTGAGCTGGGTAAAAAGGCTGACACGTCCGCGGTGAGTTCACTGACCGGTCGCGTCAGCCAGGTGGAAAACACCATCACCAGCCAGTCGCAGAGCATCACGTCCCTGACCAGCACCATCAATACCATCCGCACTCAGGGAGCTAATCCGTGGGTTGACGGTACGTTTGAAAGCTACAGCGATGGCCAGGTGCTGGGCGGGAACGGCACCGCCGTTGTGGTGGCGTCTCAGAAATTCACCGGCGATAAGAGCCTGAAGTTGAGACGGGATGAGAACAACGGCGGCAACAGCGATAAACAGCTTGGCACCTGGCAGTCAGTCCGTGAGGACGCGAAGTTCCGGTTTGAGTTCTGGGCCATGATGCCGGCGGATCAGGCGCCCTCCTCCGGGTGGACAACGCTGGTCGGTATCCAGTCACAGAATGCTGCCGGGCAAAATGCCTGGCAGGCGGCGGTCACTGTCAGCGAAGCCTCTCTGGGCGCGCGCGATAAATGGGTGAAATTCACGGGTATCGCCAGTAACAACGGGGCGGGCAGAACACGCGCGGTGGTCTGGATCTCCACCCGTGGCGCCACCGGCAACGGTACCCCTGGCTATTCACTGTATATCGACGATCTGGTCATCACGGATGTTACCGATGCGAAAGCAGCACAGGATGCCTCTGACGCGACGGCGAGCGCCGTGAGTGGCCTGACGGCGCGCGTAACGGATGCCGAAGGGAAAATCACTGCCCAGGCGCAGCAGCAGACGGCACTGGCTACGAAAGTGGATAACGCCAACTCCCGCGTCGATAACATGGCGAAGACGCTGAGCGACAGCCAGAGCACACAGGTCAGCCTGAATACCTCGCTTCAGTCGCAGATTGACGCGCAGGCGGCCGCCAACATCAAAAACCAGACGACGCTGGACAACACGATTAAATCGGTGGCCAGTATCACCAGTACCCAGCAGACGCATGCAACGGCACTGGAGGCGCTGGCAACGCAGCAGACGACCCTGACATCCAGTGTCGGGGATCTCAGCGCTTCCGTTCAGAACACCGCCAAAACCGTGGCGGATGTGAATGGTACGGTGAGTTCGCTGTGGTCGATGAAGGTTGAGACGGTTAACGGGAAGAATGTTGGCGCGGGGATTACGCTGGGCAGCAATGGTGAAACGAGCGACATGATCCTCTACGCCGACCGCTTCTCGCTGTTTAACCGTAACAATGCGACGGCAGTGCCGGTGATGATTGCCGAAGGCAATGAACTGTATATCGATACGGCACGTATCAAAAACAGTTCCCTGACCTCAACCAAAATCGCGGACGGTTCCATCACGAACGCGAAGATCGGCAAAGAGATCCGCTCGGATGACTTTGTTGACGGGGCACGCGGCTGGAGCATCAACAAGGATGGTGGGGCGCAGTTCAACAATGGGATCTTCCGTGGTCACATTGAGGCGGCAAGCGGCAAGTTCAAAGGCACCCTGGAAGCTCAGTCATTTATCGGTGATATCGCAGTAGCTCGCCGCTACGATGATATGGCTTTCCGCCGCAACCAGACTGTTCAGCGTAACGGGGCATACCAGAACCGTGGATATGGGATGACGATTGTTCTGTCGTGCACACTGGTTTACCAGCTCACTGGCGCGGGCAATGTTCAGCAGTCGTATTCCGTTGATATCACGTTCAACATTGGCGGGCAGGAAGTAACACGTCGCTTCTTTGCCAACGCCGGCGGTTTCCAGTCTGGTGACTTCACTCAGGAATTCCGCTTCGCTGCTGATCTGCTGGCTGATAACAACAATGTCAGCTTCTTTATCAAGGCGCGCGGCAACGATGCTTCGATTGACTATAGCTGCTCGATCCAGAACATCACCGCCACGGCGTTCCGTACAAACAGCAACTCATTCAGCTAACAGAGGCCCCGCAAGGGGCCTTTTCTTTTTCCAGGGATAACCATCCAGGAGGAACTTTATTATGGCGATGTATGAAGTCGGCACCGTCACGGGCGCAGCATCTCAGGCGCGGGTGACAGGAGCGACAACAAAGTGGGCACAGGTGGCGCTGGGGATACAGCCGGGGTCGATTCTGGTGGTCTACCGCAGCGGTAGTGCTGACCTGTATGCGATCAAATCCGTGGACAGTGACACGCAGCTGACGCTGACCCGGAATATCACCACCGCATTTTCCGGCGCCAGTTACGGCATTATTACCGCTGAAACCGCCAGTACCTCGTCGTTTGCTAACCAGCTGGCCAGCGCATTTGCATTCTGGCGTAGTGTGGTGGAGGGCTGGTCGATGGCCCTGACCGGCAGCGGCAATATCACCCTGACTGACCCGATCACAGGAAAGCAGGTAACCGTGCCGGCGATAGGCGGGATGGCGAAGGCATCGGATCTTAACGCGCTGGCAAAACTCACCGGAGGAAACAAACTCGACGGCTCGCAGGTTATAACCAGCGATAATGCCGGTTTTATTCTCGGTAAGAACTCAGATCTGGCTCTGCTCAAAAAACAGGGGCAAGGCGGGACAATTGCCGTTGGCTCGGGAACACCGTTCAGAGTTCAGCGTTCAAGAGCGACCACTGTGTCACCGTCAGATACCTTTGATGACATCCTCGTTATTGGGACCGATAACCAGACGACTTTGCCCGGTGGGTTATCAGCTGGCGGCAACATCGATAACACGTCAAAGGGGAAGGTTCTGACGCAGGCGATCGAGCTGTCAATGAGCACGCCTTACATTGACTTCCACTACAACGGCAGCAGTGCGGATTATACCGCTCGCCTTATCCACGACAGGCAGAACCGCCTGAACGCGCAGGTACAAAGTTTTTGGGTAACGGACGGGAGGATCACAGCATCATCGACCATGCCAGCCAACCCAGCCATCGGAACGCAACTGACCTCCAATCCGGTACGCTCATTGATGGCAGGGCGAGGAGCGTATGGTGACGTGGATGGCGCTTACGTCCAAATGTACATGGAGGAGCAGGTAGGCACCGAACACCGACTTGTTCTGTACGCTGACGGATTCGGGCGAACCGATGCATGGATTTTCCGGGCTGGCGGCACGATCTCCACCGGTAAGGGTGACGTCCTGACCACCGGCTCAGATGTCCGGCTGAAAGATGCGTTCATGGAGCCTCAAGAAGGGGCCTGCAGGCGCATTAACTCGCTGGGAGTATGCGAGTTCAATATGAAAGGCGAAACGCGCCGGAGGCGTGGCTTTATCGCCCAGCAGGCTGAAAAAGTTGACGACTTGTATACCTTCCTCGGCATCGAGCAGGAGATCGATGGTGAAAAATTCAGAGTGATGAATGTGGATTACACGGCAATCATTGCCGATTTGGTGACCGTGGTACAGGATTTGATTAGGCGAGTTGACGCACTAGAAAGTTGAGGAGCATAAAAAATCCCCCGGAGGCACTTGCCGGGGGCAACTGAAACGACATTAATTGCTGTGTACATCACAGAATAATTTGCAGTAAACGATAAGTAAGTTCAAGTAAAGTTTTACTGGTCAGATGTTGTGTTATTTTTTAATAACCTACCAAAATTAATAATGAAGTAGTGCTAAATTCTGCTGGGAATTAATTTTTAAGGATATAGCCCTAAAATATTGCTGTGCATCAGATATAAATCGTGAGAATAGGTTCAAAAAAATGGATGCCAAATGTTATTATTGAGACGTTTATCATTAATTGAAGTGCAATCTTGTAATTTTCACATTCGTGTTATAACTTTGTAATGCAGGAAGGTTTTATCTTGTTATTTAGTGGGTTGACGTGATGGCAGTTCTTAGTGATTTATAATAGGCTTTCTATGTTGACAAATTTCCCGGATGAGAAGTACATATCTGATAGAAATACATCGTTCATTAAGCGAGTATATTTTTTACGTCAGATTGGTGTCGTTCTTTGCTTTATTCCTATATATTCAGTCCTCCAGGAACAGTCACATCAAAAAATAACAACAGCCTTGTTAATTCTGAATGCACTCATCTGGCCATCGGTTGCTTATCTTGCAAGCATGATGTCGAAGGATATGCTGAGTACTGAAAAGAAGAATATGATACTTGATTCATTCTGGGCTGGAATCTGGATAGCCGTAATGCAAGTTAGTCCAATTCCATCATTATTCATAATCTCAGTTCAAATAGCTGATCGCTATGCTGCTGGTGGATGGAAAATTTTAAAACCAGCATTAATGTGGATGATGATTAGTTTCCTGACAGTTTGGTTAGTAAATGATTTCAGATATACGATAGAATTCAGTACCCGAACGGTATTGCTTTCTTTACCCTTGGCGACCTGTTATCCCATATTACTGAGTATTGTTTCAAGGCACTTATCTATAAAGTTGAGGAAAAGAAGGGAGTTACTGGAAAAACAGGCTCTGATGGATCCTGGCTTAGATCTGCCAAATCGCCGTTTTTTTGAGCAGAAAATGGAAAGTGCTTTTCGTGCGACACGTAAAAAGAGAACGCATTCTTATCTTATGCTCATTGATGTTGATAATTTTAAAAAAATTAATGATACCTATGGGCATGAAGTAGGTGATGCGGTGTTATCTCGTATATCATCAATATTACGAGACTGCGCTGGCGAGAAGGACGTACCAGCAAGATTTGGTGGCGATGAGTTGGCTATTATTGTTAACAATAGTAATAATAAGCTTGTTATAGCTATGGTTCATATAATTCAGAAAAAAATTAAAGATCTTTCATTATCTTCTCACAAAGATATTTACTGTACTGTCAGTATTGGTATTTCTTGCGCAGAAAATAAAGAATCAATCATCGAGTGGATCAAAGAGGCTGATGAAATGCTATATGAAGTTAAACGTAACGGGAAGAATGGATATTGCATGCCGAATAATTGAAGATGATATGATTTCTTTTCTCATGAGTTTATGCTTATAAATTTTAAAGATAGTTTATGATCGGCATTACCAATACGGATAAATTTATTCGGAACCACAGACACCATCTCAACTAACGTTTGATACCTGCCACCAAATTAGTGGCACCACTTAACTGTATGATTTTATTATAATTAATGACGGTCTCGTGTTAATTGCTTTTCCCTTTTGAGTCATTTGATTTGAATAATCGATCAATTTATGAAATATGATAGGTTTCGCCTATTGTTCGATCGTTATCGATCATTTTAAACTATTTCTCTTTCATTATTAATTATGACACGATTAGGATTATTCTTGGTTCCGGTGTTTTTTTAATGATAAAGAACAGTGTGGAAATAGATTTCTGTAGATTTGTTTTAGAACCATCTTTTAAAAAAGATGGTTCTATTCATTCTTGGGAAATTCTCACGAAAAATGTTAAAAAAAAGCATTGCAATGATTATCTTGCTAATGAAGTTGGTTTTTGTTTCACTTCATTAAGCGATAAAGAAAAAATCGATGTGTTTAAGAAACAGATATTGACAATTGAAAGACTTGATACATCAAAATTGAAGTCCAAGCCAGTTTCGTTGAATGTTGATAGTCTTATTAGCGATTGTATTTTGAACGATAAATATATTGGTGATTACTTAAAAAACCAAAAAAACATTGCTTTTGAGATTAACGAGCATTTTCATGAATTCAATACTAAATGCTCTATGGTTGACTTAAAGTGTCTTTCAAAATTGTGTCCAGTATGGCTGGATGATTTTGGGAGCGGCTTAACAAGCTTAACAATTATAGATATGTTTAATTTTGAATGTATAAAAATTGATAAAGATTATTTCTGGGAAATACAGAGTGAGAGCGAATTCTTTAAAGTAATAAATAAAGTAAAATCATACTGCAATTTCGTGATTGTTGAGGGAGTTGAGACAATAGAACAAAAAAATAAAGTACATTCTGTTGTTGATTGCGCTTGCCAGGGAAGGTTGTGGATGAGTGATTACTATTATATTGAGATTTAAAATAAATGACAATAAAAGATGATAAATGTCCATTTTGTGGTGCAAATTTAATTAATGAGGACCGCTGCCACAGTTGCCATGCCTTTAAGATTAAAGGTTATGTATCAAGAGACGCACGCAAGACAATTAATTTGATATCTATCTGCACATCTTTACTGGTAGCATTCTTTGGGATCTTGGTTATGTTTCTGGTATCTTTCGGTATCGGGACGTATATTGCTATCATTGCGTTTTCGCTTATTTTATATTTCATTATGAAAAGGATTCTGTATATAAAAGAAGAAAAAAAAGGGAAGATGGTATGGAAAAGAGCAATCATTACATGGTAGGTAGTAATTAAATAATATAATGGTGCTGCTGGTTCCAATGCAAGCCTCGGATTTCGAGGCTTTTTTATTTTCTTTTCAAATGATGAGTTATAACACCGGAAATATTTAACCCGACTCACAGGGAGTGAGTATTATTGGCTAATAATTCACTATCCAGATGAGCTGAAAGACTCAAAGCTGGTTATCAAAACTAAAAATATACTAATGAATTTCAATAGGTTAGAGATTAGACTAAAAACATTAACCACGCATCAAAAACACCTATTTTCCTTTTTTAATCAATAAGTAATGACGTTATTAGTTAACTACTGCTGCGCCACATGCAGTGGTTCGAAGCCGCAGACCTGATCGTCAAAGGCATGGAAGGCGCTATCGCCGCCAAGACCGTGACCTATGACTTCGAACGTCTGATGGAAGGCGCTAAGCTGCTGAAATGTTCAGAGTTTGGCGACGCTATCATCGCGAACATGTAA